CCTTATAATAAAGGTAAAAAGATGAAAGATTTGATACCAGATTACAAAAATCATTTCTTAGGTAAAAAACATTCTGATGAAGTTAAAAAACGTATTAGTAACGCAAACAAAGGAAAGTGTGCCGGTCACAACAATCCAATGTATGGAAAAAGTGCAGTAGCTGGACGTAAATGGTACAATGATGGTACTAAGGTTTATTATATTTTTCCAAATGACACTATCATTATTGAAAAAAATTTAAAACCAGGAAGGTTACGAACCTAAACGTCCATGCTCTAAGGTTGTAGTCTCTAAGCCTACTACACGCAATTTCACAATATTAGTGAGTTGCCAATTCTTTATGTCTAAACCTTTCATTAGAGCTAGATACTTATTTCTAACTAGACTAACTTCGTTAACTAGAACACACATATCTACAATATCTGATTCACCATCGATGTATTTTTCGATGCTTCGATCAGATAACTCTCGTTGATATCGTTCGAGATATTTTTTATAATGGTCAGATCTCATTTTATCATATTTAATGTTTAAGTATTTTAAAATAGCTTCAATTTCCTGTAATTGACCAAATCTGTGAGATGTAATTCCAGATAGTTCCTGTGCATTTTTTTCAAGACTTCCTGTTAATTTACATTCAGACTTAGCGTCTGCTATTTCATTTTCATAATATGCAATAGCATTTGGTATTTCACCTAAATTATCAACTACTTTATTATACCACATAAATGATTACTGATCCTCGTCCTCTTCATACGAATCAACAGATGCTCCGCTATCAAGCATATCAATTGCGTCATCAAGATATTCATCTTCGCCTTTTAATTCATATATTTCATCAAATTCAATGTCTTGGTCAATTAAAATTTTAACAAATTTAATTGCTATATCACCTTTTTTAGAATTTGGAACAAATTCAGAAAATAGATCCCAAATTTCTAATAAATTAGCAGCAGTTAAGTCCATAGTTATCCTCCGTAAAGATATATTTTTTTAATATATAAAACATTTATTCACAATTTACTTTTTGACTTAAATCTATTTCAGTATTTTCTAAAAAAAATACGTGGATTATTCCACGTATTTTTCTAATGTTGTATATAAATTGCTAACAACAGAAATTAGTCTGACTCTTCAGGTGTAATTTCTATTGTGCTTTTAGCAATTCTAGTCTCGTCCCATTCAATCATAATTTGATCTAACAGTGTATCTGGAAGGCTTTTACGGAAATATTTGTGTTCAACACCAGCTTTATCAATGTACTTTAGTTTATTTCCATCTTTAATTAAAACACCTTTTTTCTCAAATAGATCAATTAACCCACTGTAAGGATCCATTCCGGTTTCCCATGGAATTTTAATTTCAACTTGTTCAAATGGCTTGTTATAACGAGTTTTCATAATCTTACATTGTGCTCTAATACCCGTTACATCAGAAGTTTTATTGCCGTCTTCGTCTTCTTTTAATTTTAGTTTTCTCATCGCTACAACAATTGAGCTAGCATAGATAAATCCTTGCCCGCCTGTTATAACGTCATCTGGATTAAACATATCTTGCGATGCGTATGAATGGTTTGTCACTACCATTCCAACATTATATGCACCAAACATATTAACACAATTACGTACTAGAGCATTTAACGCCTTGGGCTTACGACCAAAGTCGCCTTTTAGATCGCCGGCTTCAAACTGTGATATATCTGCCGGTGTTAGTAACATACCAAGACTATCTATGACAAACAATACTTTAGGACGATTTTGTTCATCTTCGCTGTCATATTGATCTCTATAACCTTTCATAAAATCACTGATGAGTTTAGCAACTTCATCAATCATTGCCATGTTAGTTTTTAGTAATTTTTCCTCAGAGGTATCAACGCCTAGCGGATGAAGCCAGGCTTCATCAAGTGCATTTTCTGTATCAATTAATATTACTGTTATTCCTTGCTGCTGTGCGTTGCGGATCATATTTCCTGAACAAATAAAGCTTTTACCCGATCCAGATTGTCCGGCAAACATGGTAACCTTACCTAGTGGTATTCCCCTTGTAAAATTTCCAGATATAGCATAATTAAGACAGTATGAACCTGTACTAATCCAAGTATCAGGATCTCTAAATCCAACCGAAATTCCTGGTATATTTTTTGTAATATCACGACGGAATTTTGAAATATCAAATGGTTTCATTAACTTCTCTCCTTTATGTATTTTATAATAGCTTCTAATTCTTCAATAGTTGAAGAATTTTTTAATGAGTTAGCCTTTGAACTAATTACATAAACGTTACCAGGTATATAACCTTTACTTGGAATAATTCTATCAAGGGTGGCTTTATTTGGCGAATATGGATTTTGTTCATCCCATACATAAACTAATTCAACTCCTAAAATTGGACAATGTGTCGGCTTATCAAGTTCTTCAAACTTAATTGTAAATGGAATGCCTTTAGATTTAGCACCACTTCTACGTTGTTCAAATTGATTTCTAAATTTATCGTTTAATCGATATTTTTCTCTCTCAATAGGTTTATATTGTTCTTTTATACATTGAATGCATGTCATAGTAGTAGTGTATCTTTTGCTAATATGTCCACGTTTGCATGGAATACCAGTAAAGTAGAATTTTTCGCCGTTTTCTTCTGCTATGCGCCTTTCGTTTGAAATATACCCCGACGGCATGTTTCTTCCTTCCTTAACTAGCTGATGTTAAATGATAATTGTTGAAAAAGCTAGTAAAAAGGAGGAGATCTCACTCCTCCTTTTTTATTATTAACCATTACTTCTGCTGTTGACGTCTACGTATGGCAGCAATAATTTCTTCCGGTGTTTGTGGTTTTGATTTTTCACTGGTTGTAGAAGTAGATTCTTCAACAGTTGTTACTTCCGGAGTTGGTTGTTTATTGCCAAGCTTACTTAGAATGCTTGAAGCAGTCACAGATGATGTTGTTGGTGCAACAGGTGTAACTGGTGCAACTGATTCTGTTGCTCTAGCATCACTATCGGAGTCAGTAGTCGGTGTGTCAATTTTAAGTCCGTTTGGCTTATAAAATTGTCCCCAACGTTCTGGATCATACATTTCACCGCCGACACTAGCTTCAAACATTTCTTCAATAGCTGTTAGATGTGCAGCGTCTGGTTGTTTTGGTAAAAAGCTTTTTAATTGCCATAGACCAAATTTATTAATAGCTTCGAGTTCTTCAGCTGTTAATGGTCGTTCTTTCATTGCCCACTTAGAACTTGTATAGTTGGCATAAGATCCTTTAGTTGTTTTAATAAGATAAAAATCTCGTCCATGTTCATAATCAGTCGGAGTATGTTCCAGATCTGGATCAAGTAGAATACCTTTGACTGAATCAAATACCGATGTATTAATGATAAACCGGCGTATAGGATTTTCTGGAGCTTGATCCTCACTGTTTGGGTTAGAAGTAACAAACCCTTGAAATAAGTAACTCTTTTTGCGGTAATACTTTCTAGCCATATCTTCGAGACTTTTGTCTTTCCACCATGGACGAATTTCTGCAGTTATTTTACAACTGTTGGGTGTCCACATATCTGTACAAGGTACTTGCACATCAACTGGTTTAGAATCGATATGACCTTTAACTCCTGCAAATGGTAACCTAATAATAAGTCTTTCAACCCAGAAAAAATCATTAGTTTCGTCACCATCTGGTAAAAACCTAATTGTAGTTGATGATCCGTCTGGATTATTCCAAAATGGGTATACTGCGTTATCTCCGGTAAACCCTCCGCTCTTGACGCGGTCTTTTTTAGCCTGTTGTTCTAATAGTCTTGCTTGTATTTCTTTTAATGATAATGCCATTTTAATTGTGCCCTTTCTATGTGCCAAGATAGCAAATTCCGTCCTTCCGTCTTCTGCTAACAATACTATTTATGACTATTATCTGAAAATTATCAATATATTTTTCAAAAAAAAATGGAGACAATGTATGCCTCCATTTTTCTTACATATTTTATATAGATTTAAATTCCTGCAAGATTTTTCAATCTTTTAACCTGTAATTCGTACAAATCATATTTGTCTGTTTCTGGTGGAGGTGCTTCGCCTTCAAGATCATGATCGATGTCTGGATCTTCATAATAATCTATTTCGCCGCCGCGTTCTGTAGCATCTGCACATTTATCACATTGATATCCCAATGAAACATCTGCACGAGTTAATCTATCTGGATGACCGCAAGTTGGGCATGGACGATCTCTAGGATTATCATCAGTTGCAGCTCTTAATGCGCTACGTCCGTATGGATCAGCAAAATGACTTCTATCGTCGTCGTAATCATCACGTTCATAGTCGTAATCCTCATCTTCATCACGATCCAAATCGTCGTCATCTTCGCCATCAATGATGTCACTTTCATCTGGCATTCCTAATCTTCCTTCGTCTTCAGTAGTTATGTCCATGTTCTCAGACATTGAACATTCAGACATACCATGTACAGGACAGTCAATTCCTTCAGCTGTTTCATTGCATTGTGGTTCTTCAAAAATTTTCTCTACGGCAAATGAATCAATGAATTCTAATAGCTCATCTTCTTCTGGAATTGAAGTTTCTGCAACAACAAATTCTTTATTACTCTTAAATGCTTGACGAATAATTCCAATATCTGATTCAGTTGGCATAATACTGTTAGCTATCATTTCTGCTAACCCGTACAAACGATTAGCCCCTTCTGCATTTGAACAGGCTTGTGCTAATTCGTTTAACTGCCAATGTAATTTATCTTTTGTACTTGTAAAATTTTGAGATTCATTATGCAGATCTGGTTTTGCTGTCCATTGGAATACTATTGGTTGAACGGTTGGTTTAAAAATAACAATGTATTTGGCTGCAGTTTCTAGATCTTTGTAAAGATTATCTTCTTTATTACAACCGCAATCTTCTGCTAGCTTATCTCGTAGATTATCTATAGCATTTTGATCATAAACCGCATTCTCAGAAAGAATATTTTCTTTTATGTCATTATAACCTTTTGGTCCGTGCATACTTTTCAATTTACGATTAATATTATTCATGCTTTCTCGTAATGCTGTTAACCAATTAAGGTTAATGCTTTCATTAAGTCTCATAGAACGTGCGCTGCTACGTAGACTTATATAATCTTCACTTAGAGAAAATAACTTAGATGAAATTGCATCGTGATTAGTACCACCGTTACTAATATGTCTAGCAAATGCTCTTGCACCAGTTACATGTAAATGTGGATATGCAAATCTTTCACCGTTTTTGTTTTCAACAAATAATGCACGTATGTGACGACTACGTGCACCGTGTTTTTCTTCATTAACTGCTGCGCTGTGCCTAATTATAAGCTTAGCTTCTCCAATTTTTTGAAATGAACTCTTTGTTGTTCCGTAGACCTTGCTAACGTCCTTGCTTTCTTTAATATTATTCACAGCTTCCTCCCTTGGATTGATTGCGTGATCAAACACCTGCCAATTAATTTTAATTCCTTCTCTTTCACCAACACTTAGTTTAATATGATTTCTGATTTTAAGTATAATTTCAAAATCACCAGTATTTTTTAGATTTGGAGTTTTAATATCTATATGACTGCCGTGACCTTGTTGATGCATTGCAACTAATATAGTAAATGTGTCTAATTTATTATCCGTACTGTTGTATGTAGCAAAAAAACGTGTAGCATTTTCCGGGTCAATAGTTTCATTGCCCTTAGCATCATACATCTGAATTTTTTTGCTATATCCTTTAAGGATACTATAAAGTTTTTCGCCAATAATTGACCAATTGTATTGCATTTGATACTTCCTTGTGATCAGATATTTAGCTAATCATCACAGAAAATGGCAAAGGTTCTCTCTCGTCCATATTGTCGTCAAATGTGTCTTTCATTAAGTCGCTTATTTTGTCATCCCAATTAGTTACCATTTGCATCATTCTAACGCAAAGCAAAGTTGCCATTACACAATCGTCGTGTTCGCCGGGTTTAGCAGAGAAACTATCACCTTTTGATACAAAAAATTTAAGTTGTCTAACCAAAAGCTTACTGTATATTTTAAGCTTATTACTTTCAATTAAATTCTTCATCTTAGTGCAAGCTGCTGCCTTGGTTCTAGTGTTTGTATTAAGTCCTTTACGTCTTATTAATCCTGCACGCTTTGGTTCATGTAAGAATATTCCGTTAAAATTCTCTTCTCCAATATCATTTAATGCAACTATACAAGCCTCTCCCCAGGTATTATTTTCTAATGTAAAATAAATTTCTGGTTCCCCTTTATATCCAGATTTTTTAATTTCGTTATAAATTAAATTAATAATATTTTGTAATGTACGTACTTGGCCCGGTGCAGTCACCCTATCATGTGTCCATTCAGCAACTTGCTCCATATCAGGCAAACTAAAAACTTGTATACAAGCTGAATCTTTACCTACTCCTGCACTTGGATCTAAACTGACTAGATATGTTTTGTCTGCTGACAGCTTGTTATAAAAACGGATATCATTAATTTTGTATAATGGATTTTTTCCAGTTATTCGTTGCAATGTAACACCGCTTACTAGCGTGTTCTCTTCGCCTGCAAATAAGCATCCATATTCTCTATCAAATCGTTCATCACCAATCTTTGCTCGTTCTTTGTTTGCCCATATCTCATCTCTTCCAGGTACTTCGCTATAATGTGCCGTAAATGATTTAAATCCATTAATACCAATATTATCGACGGTTTCGTTACCTGACTCATCAATAGTTTTACATGCACCATACCATAGTTCGGCAAACATGTCTTCGTCGGATGCTGGAGTTGATGTAATAATGCACTTACCGCCTGTAGCCAAGGTAGGTGCCATAGCAGTCCAAAATTCTTCAGCAATCCTAGGTTTAACGAATGCAAACTCGTCCAAATATAATAAACTAATTGCCATACCACGACCGCTATCTGGTGTAGTGGTTGTAGCTAAGATACGACTACCATTATCAAATTGAATACTTTGAACGTTATAACTAACAACACCGGCACGTATGAAATCAGGCAATTCTTCATAACTATATTTGATTTTGGCCATAATTTCATTAGCTGCTCTAAATTTGTTTGCAGCAATAAGAACTGTAACATCTGGATTAAATGTAGCATACCATAATAGAAATCCGGCAGCTGTGGTGGTATTATGGGTAGGAACCATCGTAGTCCCGCAGGTGAACAAATGATCATTATTATCAACTTGAATACATCTAACCGGGACACTGTTTGTCTCTTTAATATCGGATATGTATATTCTTTTGTTTTTTGGATGATTTTTGCACTTTAACTGACGATTTAATTTTCTATTTAATTTGAATACAGGATATTCTATTGTAGTGAAAATTATTTCGTAATATAATTCGCTGTTTATAGTTTTACACCGTATCCTACTTTTAATTCCTAACGAGGTAATCAGTTCTCTAACCTGTTTAATTAATTCATATTTTTTTTGATAGAAACAGCAATGACCATCTTTTGTTACGTATCCGTCTGTATCCATTAATCCTTGAAGCAGTTCAATTCGTTGTTCTATCGATGCTTGCAAATAAATATCTGGAATGTGTTTATTTTTCAAAAGATTAAGTGATCTTAATAATGGTCGTAGTTTATATATAGTTCGTATTTCACTATTAGAACTATTAGTTCTAGGCAGCGATAGTTGAAATCCATTTATTTCAATATTTTTAACCATATCGATATTATCTTCATTAGATTGAGTATAGCATCCACCGTCAGACGACCCGTCTCCTAACCATACACCTAAAATATATGGTGGAATTATTAAATCTTTATTTTCCTTTTGTATTGGTTTAACAATATCGATATATAATGCTGTTTTATGTTTATTTTTATAATTAAAAATTTCTTTTGTTGTTATTGTTTGATTTTTCTTAGTCCAAAAACCAGAGGTTATATTCCATAAATGATCAGCATCGGCGATAATTGATTCCCCATTGTCAAACGTAACCTCATAACATTTATGATTATACATTATTTCTGTAGCAAATGTTACAGTTGTTTCTTTCCCGTCTGCACCTAATATTTTATCTCCAATTTTAATATCTCCCATTGTTGTCCATCCAGTTGGTGTAGCAATAGGAGTTCGTATATCTAATGCCTTACCACTTTGTCGCGGAATCATAGCTATAACATTACGATATGTCCAATAATTTTTGATAAGATCTTTTTGAAACCCGTATGCTTCAAATTTAATTTTACCTCTAGTTGGATGCTGTACATAAAGGTAATTTTCCATAAAATATAAAGGATCTCTTGCACATGCAAAAAATTCTTTCATTTGCGGAGGAGTGAAACTCGTAGGAAGATTAGGCGGTTTAAGTTTTACGAAATCGTGATTTTTTCTTGGCATTTTAATTTACTTTTGTATAATATTCAATAGGCCGCCAATTATGTTGGGCGCTATCAGCTATACTTATCAAAGCTTCTGCTATTACTGCATTAATATTTTTATGCCAATGATTTAAAAATTTATGTGTCTTTACAAGTTCTGGAACAAAATCGTCATATCCCCAGGTAAATTCTTGTAACAACGACGGAAAATCATTTCTATAATAGATAATTTGCAAAATAACAGGTTTAGTAGATATTAATCGCATACTGCCTCCTTTTTACTATTGATAAAAGTATAGCCGTATTGCAAAAAAGATAATAGCATTTTATTTAAGCGCAGGCTGCCTTTCTATTGTGCTCATTGGACTGTGGCTACCATCATCTACTGGAGTTTCGTCACTGAGCGGGTCTTTATCAAATTCTGGTTTTGTTGGATCGCTTAGCGGGCTATAATTACCTGCTTCGTTTTCCCGTTCTTCTGCTAAAAATTCAGAATACTTATCTATTAAGTTTGCATGAATTTCTGAAATTAAAGGGTTATCACCTAATGATCCTTTTACAATACGTTGTGGCAGCTTGCTACCATTCCATATATATGTTGATGGATCAACTTCGTGACCTTCTTCATCATTTTCCTGCTTACTGTAATCATATTCTGCTTGTTCTTCGTCTAGGTTTGCAGAGTATGGACAATCATCTTGAGCGTGGTTGTCTGCTCCACACGACTCACAATCAGTTACAGTAGAGTTCATTGACTGAATTTCACCATCAGAAGATGATGGATTCTTAACACCTGCAAGTGTAAAAATTCGAACAACATCGTCTGGCATTTCATTTAAATCAGAATGAACAACATTTAATTTTTCATTTATTGCCATAATTTTAGTCCTTCCTTACAGGCATTGTTGTTTGTTTTAATTTTCCTGTTTTATTATTTTTGGTAAATTTTACAACTGGTACTGAGCTATTTGCTAGTTGACCGTGACTATCGACATACATTGAATTAACCGGTGTTGTATCAGATCCAGCTGTTGTTGGTTTTGGTGTATCAATATGCTTGTTAAAATCGCTAGTGTCTTGGTGAGGTTCTTGCGGTGGTACTTCTTCTTTTATCCAACTGAACAACGCACTTGGCGGTTCAACAATTTGTGACGGACGAGATTCCTCTACACTTGATAGGTAGGCTAAGAAATTTTTATTGTACTCATTACCAAATAAATTAGTTATAGGTGGTTGTTCAGCATCTGTATATAAGCGGTCGGTGCTTAATCTAGCAGCATTAGAAAATCCTTGTTTTTTTGCTTCTGCATTCTGAGAACGCTTCCATGAGTCAACTTCTGCATAAATTTGTATTGGTTCGTCGCTGCTGCGTACAACCATATGGTCTTCACTTATATTGGCAGCAGTCTTTAAATCTTGTAAAAGTATGTATTGACTTACAGGTGTACCTAACGTAATTTCTATGACATATATACTACGATTAGGAACATCAATAAAATCTTTAGTGTCGTTTTTAATTTCAGCTAGCTTACTTGATGATTTTAGATCAAATCTAGTTAACCAGTTTTCAATAACCTCTACTTGCTCTTCAGTAGGTTTCATTGCAAACTTAATAATATAAACATGATTTTTAGCACCTTCTGCTAGATATTTTTGAAAATTTTTCATTTCGTGCATGCTCCTGTGCATTTATTTATCACTAGAAGGCAAATCTTTGAGCATTTTTAACAGTTCAGTTCTGTCAATTCTAGTGACCTGTCCGGTTATGGTATTATCAGAATCATCTTTTGACATTCTATCGATACGCATCTTATCTAATTGCAATCTCATTAATCTCAATTTTTTTTCAACTTTTAAATTTTTTGCATCAACTGCAATTTTTAACATCTGACTAGAGCTGCTAAAAATTTCACCAGCATGACGAATCTCAACATTCATTCCAAGCTCTTGTAGATCTTTATGTGCTTGTATGGCCATTTGAGCCAGATCATCCATTTCTTCATCATGTTGATCATAGCCGTCAATCTTGTCTAGCTGATTTTCAAGATCTTGTGCTTTTTGTAATGCTTCTTTAACTTCTTCTTCGGATGGTTCAGAAACTGTTTCAGTATTTTCAGCAAGTGCTAATTTTGGTAATTCAAGCACTTCTTCAAGTTTATCAAATTGTTTGCTCATTTTTTCTTCTTCTTTAATTGTTTGCCGTTTGTAATGTAAATATCTTTTTCTGTGAGAACTCTAAAAGTAACACCATGTTTTTTGCACCATGTTAGTGCAGCAGCCCATTTAGCTGTATTTAATAGTAGAGCACTTTTATCTTTTTTACTTTTTGCATTTTCTGCAATAGCCTCTTTTGATGGTTTTACTTCAACTAATTCAACTCGTTGTTTATTATTTTTATCTTTGTACATAATTAAAAAATCTGGAATATAAACAGTTCGTTTACCTGTTAGAGGATTTACATACGGAATAGAAACACTTTCACTGGCCCATTGAAGTATATTTGGATGTTTATCTAGCAGTGTCATCACAGTTAATTCCCATGATGACCTATACATCGGAGTAGGATTACCAATTAATTTTTGTGGATTTTGAGGTATAAACTGTCCTTGACTATATTTGCTCATGGTTGATTTGTGATTGCCGCAGCAATACTTCCTCTTAATGTTGGATTGTTAACCCATGCTGGATTTCCGTCACCTACAAAAACTCCAACCTGCGAACTTTTTGGCTTGAAAGTATTGTAAGCAGATATTAAATTCATACTAATAGTCTGATTAGCAAATAATTGCTCCACTGGTATACCGTTTGTTACAGAAACATATGCAGCGACACTGGCTATCGCTTCAATAAATTCAGATGGTGTAGCAGGATCTGTAAAATAACTACGTGCAATTGTCAATGCTCGGTTAGTTAACTTTGGATCGTTAGGACGTTGAGGGTTAGCTAACAAATTTGCATCAACTTGCTGAGTTGGTAGTATTTGACCGGTAATAGTGTTAACAAATTGATATGTACCGTTATTAGCTGTAATACCAATTTGTCCGCTTCTAGTAGCTAGTTGTTTTTTAATTATACCTTGTGTGAAATTTTCAGCCATAATACCTCGCTAATTAAAACATGGGAATTCGTCCGTTATTACCAGGAAATGGTGCCGTTCTCCCAAATGCAAGTCTAGATGGCGGATTAACTGGTAGAAATTCATCTCTACGAACTGCTGTTTGAGATATATAATCTTGTTTAGTCTGAGTGGTAGTTAACCTTGGTTGGTCAGCTAATAAACTCACTTGTGTAGCAGTAGGTTGATCAACGTCTAAAGCATCGATAGGTAAAAATCCAGTATCGTCATCAAACGAAAAGAACGCTCCAAATTTTTCATATTCTATGTATTCATATTTAAATGTTATATTTGCATCCTCAAGATCGCTTGATGAGTAATCTTTTTGTTGCCAGTCGATACCGGTTATTTTAGGATTTATATAACTAAATTTAGTAACAGTACGTGCAAAATATGCTGAAATTGAGATCTTATTAAAAAAGTTAGTTTCTTCGGTGAGAGGTCTTAATCCCCATCCTGTTGAATCAACAAACTTAGCATCTGTTGGATTTAATGCACTAGCAGTTGATGGTTTAAGTCTGCTATCACCAAAATAATAGGTAAAATAGTTTACCCAAAAATTCAAAACACTGTTATCAACTGTGTCATATATCCTTAATTGTGCATCGGCGTAATCAAGTTTTGTATAAACAATTCTTTTCTTATTATAATTATTCAGCTCTTGTGCAGTTAATGTTATTCGTGGTTTGTCTATCGTTTTAACTTTAAATGCAATTGACCTCATATCAGTTGATGAGTTTAAATTAAGGTTGTTTAACATGTTTTGTGCAGCAGGATTTAGATAAAACTCTGCTTTAAACATAAATTTAGTGCGCGGAACAGACCTAAATAGCTGACCAGGCGAATCAAGTCCAAATACTCGGGCTGCTATTTTTGGTGATCGAACATAAGTAACCATAAGTTTATTTATTTAAAAAAAAAGGCAGTATAATAACTGCCTTATTAGAAAATTTTAATAGTTTTATGCTAATGATCCGCCAGATTTTGGATATGCAAGTGGGTTATTTTCATTTCCTTGTGTTGCATTATCATAGCGAATAGTCATTGAGATCATAGTTGAGTCTGAGCTCTTATAATCAAATTGATCGTATTCTACCTGTTGAATATAGCATCCTTCAAGCCACCATATTTCAAGTATGCCAGGAGTCATTGAACCGTCAAGAGTTTCAATAGTCATATTAAACTTATAATTTCTTCCGGCTGTAGCTGCACTCTGTGTATAATGATTCATTTGTTTATTAACTTGCAGACTAACCAAACTTGTTAATTGATTTGAAACATCATCACGTAATGTCATCTGTATTTCTGACCAAACTGGCTTCTGTGCAACATATGCAATATTATTATAACTATGTATTTCAGTGGCACTATAGTTTAGTGTTGGTCGTCCAACTGTTTCAACTTGTCTTGTTAAGTTTATTGCAGCTCCGATAGCAGCATTTCCGCCAAAGCCATAAACTGAAACACGAAATCTATGCTTAAGTTTAGGCATTAATATGCCGTTACCCGAACCGAGCTCTATAGGAACACCAAACTTATCTAGAGTACCTTGAAAACCTCTATTTTCTGAAACTACTGCCATTTTATAAATACCTCCATGCTGTGAAGTATTTATGACAGATCAATTTTTTTTGAATATACCTATAAATTTATAGGTTATTTTAAGCATGGCCTATTTGGCCGTAGTTAGATTCGTCTGATATTTTAATATGAGTATTGCAACTTTGATCTATGATAGATTTACATATCTTACCGTATCGTTCCCTATTATTATCTGAAGTCTGAGCTAATAGGATACCTATATTTGTAGACAATGCAGATAAAAGTAAATGATACGATTGTTCGTCGTCTACTACCTTACGCATGTTTACCAAATAACGGTAAATGTCCGCATATAATAATTGATTTAGTGCTATTTGTAATTCTGGTAAACTTAATTCATCCATTATTAGTCTTTTGCTTTTTTTGTATTACTAATTAGTATGTTTACTATTGAACCATCATCAGTGTTTTCGGAGTAATTTATAGACAACCATTCTTCAACTTCTAAACATGTACGCTTATTCTCTGCAACCAATCGTAACATTTGAATAGCATCTTCTAACTGCAATTGTAATGCATTAACCTGATTTTCTCGTTTAGTCGTCATGGATAAATATTTACTTCTTTTATGTTAATTGTCAATAGTTTATTTAGTAGTATGATACTGTTATCAAACAAAATTATTATAACAATGAAATATTATATAATATTGTGAAGATGTAATAAAAAAGGGAGCTAAATGCTCCCTTTTTATTAAGCTGCTACTCCTGACGGTAGAGGATCGCCGGTATTTAATATACGTATTGGTATATAAACAAATTCGATGGCCTTTTCTGGTTTAATAGCTACGTCAATCCATAGTTCATTTCGATCAATTCTATCAGGTGTATTGTTTGATGTATCACATACAACCGCAAAATCATATACAGCTCTAGTAGAAATCATAGTATTCATAAATGATATGAATGATTGTGTCACATTTTGTCTAGTTTGAGAATCATTTGGTTCAAACAAGAAAGGATTTGCAAGTTGATCAAATTGATATTTTAAGTAATTAATTAGACGTGCTACATTAATTCTATCAAGTGCACTTGAAACTGGACTTAGTGTTTTTTGTCCATAGACCACAAGTCCTCTATTTGGAATGTTAGCAATTGGATTTATTTTATTTCTATATAAAATATCTCGTTGTCCTTGATTTAACGAAACTGGTATATAATCACCTTCGTTGTTTACATAACCAACACTGGTTACACCAGTTACTAATCCGCGATTATATCCTGCTGGTGCAAACCATGGATATGCAACTTGGTCATTGAATGCTATGGTACGTAGTGCCATCATACTTGGTGGTACAACAACACTGCTACCATCGAGATTAGTACCAAGTCCCCATGGATAATATAGTCCAACATATGGACTTGATACTGTTAATCCATCGACACCCATTTCTGCAGCATTATTAGCATTAGTTGCCCAGTTCTGCAGATCGGTTGCAGTGCTTGGAAGTGTGTTTGGTGTATCACCAACAATAAATGCTACTTCTTTCTTATCTGTGTTTAGAGCTATCATTTCATCTATACATTCTGGATAACCAGGTACGGCAATAAGATTGAAGAAATTTTCTTCTGCACGAGCTTCATCGCTAGCAGCTAGCGCACCTTGAAGACCGTTTATTATGACCTTACGTTGTGCAGCTGATCCCATGTACGGACTGCCATCTGTACGGTTTCCGCTAGCAGTAACCCAACGTGCTGTCCAATCAAGTTCTGGGAAATAATCTGGACGATATACTTTAACATTGTTAGTGCTATAGCGTGTGTTAAACAGCAGCATACCGGCAGGATATAATAATGCATTAGGTGCATCTGGATCTAATCCGTCGTCGCTAAGAACCATTACACTAGGAACAACACTACCTGTAGGAGTTCCCGTTGCATTGGCTCTTGCATCAGCGAAAACAATACCTTGAGAAGTTGTTTGGTCTGTGTTGTCAATTAAAACCCAGCGTTGGGTTATTGCATTGTAGCGATAAATTTGTGGATATGGTGTAACAGCAGTATCTACCCATAAATCATAATCTACAAGAGGTGCACCTGTACTTTGTGTAATTGGTGCAATACTGCTTAACAATGGACCGTTTGGATCAGTAGCTGGGTAATAATTTCTATAACCTAGCCATTGAGTACCGTTGTTAACCATTATATCAACACGAAGGTTTGTATTATACCAAAGTGTGCCGTCCGCTGGTGTGCCGCGCGGAACAGATGCACTTGGAGTATATTCAAGCGGTATCCATGCTGCACTACCAGACCCAAGAATTTGCCACTGATAAACTTCTTGAGTAGCTTCGGCTGGTGTAATACCGTCTGTATTGTACCTTACGTAAGTACTACCTAGCTGTTTTAATCCTCCAAATCCAGCATCTGCTGCTGAATTTGAATCGTACATTGGCAATGTTCCTGTACTTGGACGAGTATTCAATTGTTGCCAAGTGCTTCCGTTATAAGTCTTAACAACATAATTTGCTCCTTGATTGGTAGCAGTTGTGTTAATCCAAATATTATCACTTGCAATATCACTTACAGTCGATGGAGGTGTTAAGCTTGGAGCCCATCCTTGATAGACTAGTTTACGTCCAAAGGTTATTCCTGCAGATATTCCTGCATCTTCAAGAGGTAGCCCGGATAAATCTTCTAAGCTAAATGCTGTATTATTATTATTAACAATCTTTAAATAATTGTCAGATCCAGATGTTACAATAGATGCTTCTATTGGACCACCATTATCAATACCAATTGAGCTAGCATTAATTGCATTTTTTACACCTGTAATTGTATTACCAGGTGAAACTGGAATTTCAATTGTAACTGGGACCCCAGTGCCTGGATCAATTGTAAATTCGCTTCCTATAAGTTCTCCAGTGACGTTAACGGTACATCCTGTACCACCACCAGCGCTTGAAGTAGCTACGTTGGTAATAGGAGAAACATATGCCGAGTATTCACCGCTATTAAGTATAGAAAGTGTGCTTACACCTAGTGTTATAACAATTTCTGCACCTGCTGCTGCTGGATTTGCAACGTCTTGTGCGTCTGCTGTATTTGTTACTGCACTGGTGCTATTATATACACCAGCATTGGTAATTGATATTGAATCAATGATACCCCCTGGTAATACACTATCAACTGTAATGATAGCCGGTGTTGTCCATCCTAACCCACCAGAAACGGCATTCCATGTTAGAGTATCACCAGCTGTATAATTTGTACCGCCGTCTGAAATGCTAACAGATACACATCTTGCACTAGTTACTTTAAATGTACTAGCTGATACAGATGTTCCACCTGTTAAAGTAAGAGTATCATCAACTTCATATCCTGTACCAGGGTTATTAACTGCTACAGTCTGAGTTCTTGTCTGGCTTGCAGTAAATGATGGATTTGAAACAGATCCTGTTACACTTGCCCAGTACGTATTTGTAACTGGCATGCCACAATCTCTAAATGGATGACCAGCTGTGTCAGCTTGGTTACCGATGTCATTAATTTTAATATCAGTGCCATCAAAGTTAGTTATTCTTAAATAATTTTTGCTTCCAACAGTGTATACACTTGCATATGCATTAGTACCAGCACCTGAATTTGAAGCATCTAGTGCTGTATTAATATCATTGGCAAATGTTGTAACACTTGTGCCAGTTAATGTAACAGTTAGTTCAGTATCACTGCCTATTTTTATTTTACAAGAATCGCCAGAATTTAAAACAGGGCTTGGTATATTTCCAGTAATTACACGAGCAGATGCTTCTCTCCATCCCCACCCAGCTAAGGTTGCATCTGTAGAACCAACTTTAAACCAACGAGCAACTGTGCTTCCACCGGCTACTATATTTATTTTTTCCCATATTTCATTTTTAAATTTGCCATCGACACTTGCTAACGTGTTTACAGCTAGATCGTTAACATCGCCAAATGTCTGTGATGGTAATATTACGTTTGCATCTGGATCAGCGTCTAATCCTAATTTTGTTAGAATGTTTGCACCAACCCCAGACACTGCAAGTTCAATTCCAACTGAAATATCGCTTGAAACTAGTCTTAGATTATAAATTGATCCAACTGTTGTGCTATCAGCATAGTCAGCTTTGCCAATTCTTGAAACAATTTCTGCTCTAATTCCGTTTAAAGAAACAGCAGCATTACTGTTAATTTTACTAGCAATAGTGCTAAGGCTATCAGATGCTGTATATGCTATAGATACTCCGTTGATTAATAATGTACCTGCTACTAACCCAGAGATTGCAGTTGTAGCATTTGTAATAACAGGATCAATACTATATCCTTGAGAAATTCTTTCAAGATTTGCTGAACTACTTATTATTGATGGAACTCTTGATTGCCAGCTAAAGGCTGGATTTGAATTACCGTTTGAACGAAATAATCCAAATGTAGTCTTACTGAGATCGAGCCAGCTTTGTCCTGAAATTGGGTCGCCAGATGGTTCTGTAGTACTAGGAATTAATGCAGCTAAATCTAAATCAGCTCTAAGAACATATGCTTGGTTAGCAATTCCTAGGTATTCATATAGAGTAAATAATCCAATTTCATTTAATTCGTTATCATATTCAACTGTTCCGCCGCTGCTATAAAATACTGGAGCACCAAACTGTGTTAGAGCATCGCGTTGACTGGTGATTAGCCATAATTTACCTGCATTTGACTGTGTTGTACCAGATGCAACTTGAGTTGTGCTGCCAGACTGATATTTGTTAGTTTTTGTGGCAATTACTATAAGCGGTATAGTGCCCGGACCAGATGTACCATATTGACTTTCGTCGGTTACTGTAACTGAAACTCCAGGTGATTCAAGAATGGCCATATATTACCTCACTTTTTAATTAAATATTGTTAAGCATGTTTATTTATCAACTTATGGTAAAAAATAGCTTGATTTGGACTTGATAAACCAGGTCGCCATCTATTAATATTAATTATGAAAAAAACAATAGTCGGGTTAGTTGGTTTTATAGGAAGCGGAAAAGGAACTGTTTCAAGTTATCTAAAAGACACTTACAATTTTCAAAATTTAAGTTTTGCTAAAACTCTAAAAGATGCTGTGGCAAATATTTTTCATTGGCCGAGAAATTTATTAGAAGGTGATACATCAGAGAGCCGTCAATGGAGAGAAGAAATTGACATATGGTGGGCTAACAGACTTGATATTCCTCATCTTACTCCGCGATGGGTTTTACAAAATCTAGGAACAAATGTAATACGTAAGGAGTTCCACGACGACATGTGGATTGCCAGTTTAGAACGTTCATTGTTAGACTTAGAAGGAAATTATGTTATTAGTGATTTAAGATTTCCTAATGAAATAAAAATGTTAAAAAATCAGAATAGTAAGATTTGGTGGATTCAACGAGGAGATTTACCAGTTTGGTATAATACCGCGTACTATGATAAAAATCAGATGTCTTTAAAGTTTCCAACGGTTCACGAATCTGAATATGCGTGGATCAATCAAGCTAGATACACTGTTATTATTAACAACGGAACATTAGAAGATTTACATGCTCAAGTTGACACATGTCTGAAATTATGAATATGTGTTTAAGCGGAGGAGCGGAAGGTGCCGATACCGTCTGGGCAAATTTAGCAAGAGAACACAAACATCAAGTAGTTCATTGGTCATTTAAAAAACATGATGTATTTGATCAGAAAGATGTTTCTATACTCGACGACGAAAAGCTATTAACAGCTGACTCGTATATTGTGTTAGCAAATAAAAATATAAACAGAAAATGGCCAACTAAAAGTTGGTACGTAAATAATTTAATTAGAAGAAATTTTTACCAAGTAAACTGGGCTGATAGTGTTTATGCGATATCTACTCTGATAAAAGACTCAAGTCTTCTTAGAGTAAAAGGAGGTACTGCATGGGCATGTCAAATGTATATTGACCGTTGGTTGCATACGAACACAAATCTTAATTCGTGTTATTTGTATCTATTTGATCAAAATCAATTGAAATGGTTCTCATGGAAAGGGAGTTGGACAGAAATTGTTAAACCACCAACTCCACAAGGAGTTTATGCAGGTATCGGTACACGAGAAATTAACAATGAAGGTATCAAAGCTATAATAGACGTTTATAGATGAAGTGATAAACCGTCAAACAAGGTTCTAAATTCAAAATGGTTCCTGTCTCCTAAAAACCAAGCACAGGTTAGTTCTTCTCTAGTCAATAATACTCGACCGTCATCCATAGTCTTAACAATCTGAGTTTTTGCATTAGGTGGTATCAAACCAGCAACTTCCATATTTTCAACAAAAAATGGATAACTAGGATCAGTTATACTATTGAATAAAACTATAGATTCATCAAGCTGTGAAGCATTTCGAAGACGGTAAGTAATATCAAGTATAGAAGCGCCGAGCACAATAGTGGTATTAAAATAAACAGCACCTTGTGCTTTACCATCTTTTATATATTCCTGCACCATTCGATGCCGATTATATATTCCCATCATTTGCACACCGGCATGATGACACTGACTCATTGCCTTCCCTGGATTCATACTAGGAAGGTCGGTACGAACCAAGAGGTAACAAATCAAATCTCGTTCATCAGCCATATGATGATCCCTTCTCAATTACCCTTCATATTTACACGATTAATGTGGTATTGTCAACCGTCTGAACGCCATCGTGATGCTAAATAAATAAAATGAAATCGATAATGAAAACACACTTTGCGCATCCAATATTTCTTCAAAATGAATATATGGATCAATACATTAAATTAGTCTACAAGGATACCGTATATGACCAAAAGGTCTATACTGAGAGACACCATATTGTCCCCGAAAGCCTGTTCAAGAAAAGAACTCGAAATGGACCATCAGGTTGGTTAGATGGTAATCCAAATTCAAAAGATAACATTGTTAGGTTGAGTCCCAAAGATCATTACCTAGCACATAAACTACTCACTCTGTTCACTGTTGATGACGCCAAAAAGAAAATGGTGTACGCCTTGTCGGCATTCATCAGAAATAGCAGAAAAAGGCAATTAACCGATGCTCAAATTCAAGAGGCACGACAGGCTAGCTCAATAGCCAATCTAGGAAATACAAACAATAAAAATAAACATTACTACACAGATGGGAAAACGCAGATGCTGTTGTATGAATCCCCGGGGCCAGGATGGAAAATGGGAAAATTATCAAAAATTAGAGATTGGTGGAACAATGGCCAAGATGAGCGTATGGGAGAATATCCCGGAGACGGTTGGGTAAGTGGTAGACTAAAAAGAAAATGGTGGACAAATGGCACATCAGATGTCATGTCTATGACCTGTCCGGGAGAGGGATGGATATCAGGAAGAACCAACCGGAAAAATAAACTATGGTATAACAATGGTCTTGTTATGAAACAATCATCTATCAGTCCTGGCTCAGGTTGGGTTAGGGGAAAATTACCTACTGACCAAAAATGGTGGCACTATCAAGGACAACGCACTCTATCAGAGAACCGTCCGGGCCTGGAATGGGAATTAGGATTTGGGGATAGTTGGGCAAAAAATACAAGAGTTTGGCATAAGGACGGCATCACAAAAAGATCCACAAACTGTCCGGGAGATGGGTGGGTACAAGGTACATTAGGACCTGGTAATCAATTGAATAAATCTTGGTATAACAATGGTGTTAAAAATACACTTTCGCATGAACCACCTAGTGCAGATTGGGTCCTAGGACGTCTTAAACGTAATTGATCAAGTGGCTTGCCCAGATTCATGCTGGGCATATCAGTGCGGGCCAGGATGTAGACCGCAAGGTCCATAGTATTTTCTTCCATGGTTATCTCCTATGAAAGATAATAGCACAGTATGTATGATAAATCAACCAATAACAATCATCGGCGGGCTAGAACTGTCAATATACAGATCAATTTCTCGTTCTAATTGCTCGCGCATTTCTTTAGATTCATTTTTTAAGGCGTCACCTTTTAATGTAGTACCACCTTGTGGTCCAATAATAGTAGACATTTTACTGTAAGCTTCGCCTAACATTTGCTTAGACCAAGCTAGCGCATAATTTCTAATCCAAGGTCTAATATATGGATCTTGCAGTAACTGGTCGTCACTTTTATCTTTCATTACCCATAATACAACAGATTCTGGACCAATTGGTTTACGAATAAGCTGCAATTTTTTAGTAACTGGGTCGTATGTAAAATTCATATATGCACCAAACATACGTCCAGCTTGTTTTAAATATTGATTAAACAATTCGTATGTTAACAAACCAGCTGTGTATCCGCCACCGGCACCGGCCTGTAACAAATATAAATTAGTATAAGCCAAACTAAACGGATCAAGTTGTGTTCCGCCGCCGGTTTCCCCTAATCCTCTTCTAAATATTTGACGTACTTGTACTATTTCATCTGGCAGCGTATAAAGATTAGTATCTGGTAAAATTTTAAGAAACATATATGCTTCTTCCATGCTATTACCAGCACGTTGACGATATCTATCAAATGCAAGTCTCATTGCCATATCATAATGAGACGGATTAAGCTCAACGTCTATCATTTCATCGCCTAACATAAGGCGTATATCGTCGATTATTTTCTGTTTTGTTGTGATTGCCATGGTCCTTTATTTATCCAATTTATTGATAAATATCAAAAATAGGATATTTTATAATGACAAGATTAAGTTTATGGCGAGGGGCATCGGTTCGTACCAATGATTACAAATTTATAGACAGAATTGTTGCTGAACAATATGAAATTGGCGGAACAGAGTTTTATATACATAAATTAAATGGTGTAAGCCCGCAAAGCGGAGCTCCTGACCCATTAACAGTGGATTTAAATGCATTTGGGTCAGATGATCCAAGTATGGTTATTCAAGATTCACTGAATATGGAAGTTCGTGATAGAAAATATGATCCAGATGTTTACAGTCTACGAGGACACTATCAAATATCAGACACTGAATTTGATCTAAGACAATTTGGATTATTCTTATCAAATGATACTATTTTCATTACATTCCATATGAATAAAATGGTTGATCAACTAGGTCGTCGTCTAATGAGCGGTGATGTTATTGAAATAGTGCATCAACGCGACGATTTGGTACAAGGACAAAACATTGCCATAAGCAAATATTATGTCGTACAGGAAGGTACACGACCTGCTGAAGGTTATAGTCCTACATGGTGGCCGCATTTATGGCGTGTTAAATGTAATCCAATGACAGATAGTCAAGAATTTAGAGACATTTTACAGTTACCTGCACTAGATGTTAACGGTGATCCAATTCCAAATCCAAGTGGTTGTGGTGGATATTCTACACTTCAAGATATTCTCAGTACAAACGATAACGAACTTAAAATCAACGATGCAATTCTTAAAGAAGCAGAAATTCAAGTGCCTTTTAGATATTTTCAAAGTCAGCATTATTATATTCTGCCAAATCAAAATCCAAATGTAGTTAACGGAATGGATATTTGGACTGGTGATGGAATTCCACCTAATGAAAGCAATCCTGTACCAAACGGTGTATCATGGCCAGATAATCCATTAATTGGTGACTATTTTCTGCGTACTGATTATAATCCACCTGTATTATACCAACGGCTTGATAATAAATGGGTAAGAATTGAAACTGCATGGAGAAATCCGTGGAAACCAGCTAATCAAGGATTGGTCAGTTTTATTAATAATGATAATATTACTACACTAACCGACGGCACCAAGGTACCACAAAAACAGTCTCTTCGTACAGCTACTAAAGCTAAGCCAGACCCAGACATAATATAAAGGAATTATAATGTATAACTTTGATTTTACCGAAGATAAATTTTCACAATGTATTCCAAATAAAAACTCACATGAATGGTTTTTAGCAGTATATCCAATTCTGGATCAATGGCAAATTAATAATAAAAACCGTGTTGCTGCTTGGTTAGCACAAACAGGACACGAAAGTGGTAATTTTAAATATCTTGTGGAAAATTTAAATTATTCCGCAAAAAGATTAACGGAAGTTTGGCCTAGACTATTTCCTACAATTGAAATAGCAAACCAGTATGCTGAAAATCCAGAAAAATTAGCTAATTATGTATATGCTAATAGAAACGGGAATGGAAATACTGAATCCGGAGACGGTTATAAATATCGAGGTCGAGGAATTATTCAATTGACAGGTAAAGCAAATTACAGAGATTGTAGTATCGGTATTTTTGGTGATGATACTTTACTAATAAATCCTGACAAATTAATTGAATATAATACTGCAGTACAATCAGCATGTTGGTTTTGGAATAATAAAAATCTAAATCAATATGCCGATGATGGAGATATGGAAACTATTACTATACGAATAAATGGTGGAACTAACGGTCTTAATGACAGATTAGATAGATACTTTGCTGCATTATCAATATTATAATATTGTTAATTATTGCTATAAATAATCCACTACAGAGGAAATTTTATGGATTATTGGTACAGTGCCCAGTTAAGGCAATATAGGTTACAAATTATAAGAGCATTTAGTAATTTTAAAGTTGCTACAGGTCAAGGTGGGCCAAATAATACAGTTGAACTAATACGAGTACCTTGCAGATACGGAGACCCTTCTAGGGTAGCAGAACTAATTGTTAGAGGAAACAGTGAAAACAAAATACTGTCAACACCTTTTATTACCTGTACTATAAGTAGTCTTAACTTAGCACCAGAAAGAAGACAAGATCCTAGCTTAGTGCAACCTGCTTATGTTAACGAACGAGTCTACGATAACGAAACTCAACGATATACAAATAAAATTGGCAATAGATACACTATTGATAGGTATATGGGTGTTCCTTACAACTTAGGGGTTCAAGTTGATATCTGGACCAATAATTTAAGTATCAAGGAACAATTATTGGAACAAATATTAGTGTTATTTAATCCTGCTATTGATATTCAGACCTCGGTTAACCCAGTAGACTGGACAGTTCTTACATATATTGAGATGCAGGATAGCATAACATGGTCAAGCCGTAGTATACCAATTGGAACTGAAAATCCCATTGATGTAGCAACTATAAATTTTAAAGTACCAATTTGGATAAATCCTCCTGCTAAGGTAAAGAAACAATCACTTATACATCAAATAGTAACAAATATTGTTCAAGGATACAAAGATGAAAATGCTGTAGAATGGACTGAATATGAATTTATGGCAAGAACAACAACTACACCAGGCGACGCTGTTATTCGTGTCAGACAGATACAAGGATACGATTATCAATTATCACTGTGTAATGCCAACGGATCTACCGAAGATAAGAATCAAAATCCAACTATAACATTAAGTAGTATAAATCCTGTGATATTACCGGGAATACAGTTTAAATGGAATAATATTACTTGTATGATCAATAGTACAACATTAGCAGGAGCAGTTGATGATATAAGATCATCATTAACAGGGTCTAAATTAAACTGTGTGTTGTTTAACGGAAATAGTATTCAATTTATCAATACCGATGCAGGAGATAATACTTTTGAAGATATAATACCCGGATCATTAAACAAGCTTGGATTACTTGCAACCACATATCCAGGTGGAAATCTAGCATGGTGGCGACTTCTAGAACTTTACGGAACACTAAAGCCATTTTCGTTATATGGTAATAATGCCAGTCAAATTAGACTTAAAACAGTCGATGATATTGAAAAAACCAACACTGATATTATTGGATGGATCGACTTAGATCCAATAGATCAAAATAAAATAATTTTACATATCGATACAGAAAGTTTTCCAGTTACTACTATAGAACCAATTGATGCTATTATCAATCCTGTGGAAAGTGGTCCAGGCATTAATTTACCTCAAGCTACTATAGGACAACGTTATCTAATCATTGAATCGCCAGCAGAACAAAGCGTAGCATGGGGAATGATAAATGCAAAAGAAAATGATATTATTGAGTTTAATGGTTCAAACTGGGTATCAGCATGGACACCTAGTAATGAAAATAATTCAATCGAATATGTAAAAAATAATCGAAGTTTAAAGATTTTTAGATATCATAGTGATATGTGGGAAGATTTGATATATCCAAAATATGTACCAGGTTACTGGCGCATTGCTTTATAGACATAAAATATTGTTTTATAATAAAAGTTCAATTTATAATGCAATATGAAAAAAGATCTAATAATTGGAGCGTATACCAATTATAACTGGGATACAATTAAATATTGGGTTAACAGTCTTGATAATAGCGGGTTTACAGGAGATAAAGTTGTAATAACTTACAACAGTCACAGTTCTACTGTAAACGAACTTATCAACCGAGGGTATACTGTACAGGCGTTTGCACGTGATGATCATGGTAATTTTGTTTATCCAAATAATTTTGTTATTGTGGTAACTAGATTTATCCATTTATGGAACTATTTGGACAATTTGCCAAATATAAATGAGTATAGGTATGTAATTACTACTGATATGAAAGATGTAATATTTCAAAGCAATCCTAGCACATGGTTAGAAAATAATATAGCTGAGAAAAAAATTTGTGCAAGTTCAGAAAGTTTAAAATATGAAAATGAAGCATGGGGAGCAGATAATTTTCAAGGTAGTTATCCAGAGCTATGGAATTTTATAAAAAATAAAACAATTTGGAACTGCGGTGTACAAGCCGGTGATATACATACTATGAAAGATTTGTGGTTACAGATATATCTTACATGTAGCGCTGGTAAAAGACATAACCCAGATCAAGCTGCATACAATTTATTGTTAAATCTTGAACCATGGAAATCTATAACAAGGTATACACCTAGCGAGGATGGTTGGGCTGCTCAATTAGGTACAACAATGGATCAAACTAAGATCGATAATTTTAAACCTTTTTTATTAGAGTCTGTTCCTAAAATTATAAGTGATTGTGTTACAACATCAGATGATAAATTATATCCCATAGTACATCAATGGGACAGAGTTGATAATTTAAAAAATATTATTATGAATAAATTTAAATAAAGGTAAGGAAGTATGGAAATAACAATAGAGCAACTACACAAAGATCAAGAAATTGCACTAAATTCTAGTAGCATTAGGAATGAATATAAACCTGGTCAAAGTATTGTTACCAGTTGTTATCGAAATGAAATTCCAGGTACATATATTTTATTATCAGAATTAAAAAGACTAGATATAAACGTTCCTATTGAAGTTTTTTATCGTGAAGGCGAACTCAATCAAGACGAGATAACAGAGTTATCTAGTATTCATCCGCCATTTATAAAATTTAAATGTTTAAACACAAAATTTACTAATTTTAAGGACCGATGGGGAAACGAAAAAGGATGGGCAACAAAAGTATATGCTATTATTGAAAGTGAATATCAAGAGAATCTTTGGATTGATTGCGATAATATACCAATAAAAAACTGCTTGTTTTTATTTAATGATGAAGAATATCAATCAAAAGGTAGTTTGTTTTGGAGGGACGTTTATAGTATAGACCGATCTGATCAATATTGGACCGGATCAAATATGTGGAAAGTTTTTAATGTACCATATAACGATGGCGAACCATTTGAAAGCGGTCAGTTTTTAATTAACAAATCTAAAGTTTTGAAGCAATTAGAAATTGTAAAATACTATGCAGATAATTCACAGGTGTATTATCAATTTGGTGGCGATGCAGAATGCTGGAGAATGGCATGGCATTATGTTTCGTTAAAGAATAACGGATATCATCAGCCATATAACTATCTTGCATCACCAGATGTTCCTTATGGGTTTATGCCATATGGTCCATTTCATAAAGGTGTACAAAACCCATGGCACAAATACGGTGGTGGTACAGTAATGGTACAACGTGACAGAAACGGAATTGAGTTATTTAATCATAGAAACATTATGAAATTTCAATGGTCAGATAAAAATCCATTTAATAACGATGTAGCTAATGAAACTACATACCATATGATTATTAATCATCTTCTACACAAATATAAACCTCGGTAAAATAAATGGCTATAGATATACCTTATAAATTTGAATTCCCTCTAGAATGGAATTTATTAAGAACTCCAGTTAGACCTGTAGAATTACAAGTTTGTAATTTTGAAAATAGGTTTGATTATAAAACTGTATGGAACGATGCTGTTCAAGTAAAACACGATAATGTTTTTCTTATAGGGCCACCATTGTATCAGTCATTAAACTGGTTTAAAGATAATTGTTACTTTGAAGATCAAAATCATCGAAGGCTTCAATGGATACACAATGACTATGATAGAATGGGAATAACAGTAGTTAACACTAATAATTGGATTAACTATATTTGGTTAGTAAGTCCACACGGAAGATATAAAATTCTAGTAAACCCTATAAGCACCGAATTTGCTGGAAAAAATGTTTTAATGTCTATAAGTCAAAATAATCCATATACTTGGATAAGGCAGTGGATAGATTATCATTATACTGTGCACGGTATAGATGCTGTTTTAATTTATGATAACGGAAGTTCTATGTATACAGTTGAAGAACTGTATGCAGCAATTAAAAGAGACGATATTATCATTAAGGTAGTTGACTATAATGTTCCGGGAGGACCAATGGGGTCCGGACCATGGGAATGGAACGGTAAAAAAGGAGAAAGCTTGCCTTGGGATTCGGACTTTCCTGCATATGTTCTGTTTGAACATGCTAAAAGAAAATATCTACATTGTGCACGAACTGTAATAAATTCAGCACCAGATGAACTACTTGTAATTAATAATAAAATTACATTTCAGGATGTAGCTGCGCATGTTGAGACTTCTCAATATTCGTCGCTGTTATATGACGGTCCGTGGGTAGAACCTATCGACAGTATTAGTCATGTAGTTGCAAAAAATATACCGTTTGATGATAGAAAATTTGCAAACTACTGGCATACAACTACTAATATTCACGCAGGAGTTGGTACTAAATGGTTACTATGCCCTTATCGAAATATGAATTATCAATGGCATTTACACAGAACAGATACTATGATAAAAACAAATTCAGTTACATACGGACATTATCTTGCAATGAATAATAATTGGTATTGGGTAAGAGATGACTTTAAAGGTCAAATAGCCGATTTACAAGAAATTCCAAACCTAAAAAAATCATTAGATATTTGGATTGCTAATAGTTCTATGTATAATTCATTATAGAGAATATAATATTAACATGACAAAAACTGCACTTATATCAGGAATAACCGGACAAGATGGCGCATATCTAACAAAGCATTTGTTAGAGGTTGGAGGATATAAAATTGTTGGATTAGTTAGACGATCAAGTCTGGTTAATTTATCAAGATTAGAAAGACTGGGTGTTAATTTATCGTCGATAGAAATAGAAACATTTGATTTAGCTGAACCATTTATGATTCAGAACCTAATCAAAAAATACCAACCTAGAGAAATTTATAACCTGGCAGCTATGAGCTTTGTTGCTGCGAGTTTCGACGTTCCGTTGTATACTATGGATACAAATGCAAGTTCTGTATTTCGATTTGTTACAAGTATTATGAATACAGATCCAAGTATTAAATTCTATCAAGCAGGTACTAGCGAAATGTTTGGTAAAGTGCAAGAAGTTCCACAAAAAGAAACTACGGCATTTTATCCTCGCAGTCCATACGGCGTTGCAAAATTAGCTGCGTACTGGTATGTAAAAAACTACAGAGAAAGTTATAACTTTTTTGGATGTAATGGAATATTGTTTAATCATGAAAGTCCGTTAAGAGGACCAGAATTTGTAACTAGAAAAATTACAATGGGTCTTGCAAATATATTTGTAAACGACGGACCTCCTATACTATTAGGAAACTTAGATGCCGTACGAGACTGGGGTCATGCAGCAGACTATGTAAATGCTATACATTTAATGATGCAACAAGATCATCCTGACGATTATGTAATTAGTACCAATGAAGCACATACTGTTAGTGAATTTTGTGAAATTGCAGCAAGCTATATAGGATATAATCTAGAATGGCACGGTGAAGGATTAGATCGCATAGGTATAGATAAAAAATCTGGAAAGATATTAATTAAAATTGATCAAAAGCTATTAAGGCCTGCTGAAGTTGATTTATTGTTAGGTGACAATACCAAGGCTAAAAATCAACTAGGATGGCAGCAAAAATATAATTTTATCGAGTTAGTACAAGAAATGATGAACAGCGATATCGAACTAGCACGAGCACGAAAGGATTTAAAATGAACTACAAATGGCCGCTTATGCATAATATAATCACAGAAGAAGACAAACAGTCTATGATAGATTTTATTAAAAATACAGATAGATTTACTAACGGTCCAAAGGTAAGAGAATTTGAAACTAACTGGAATAGATGGCTAGGAAGTAAGCATAGTTTGTTTGTTAGTAGCGGTAGCACTGCTAATCTTCTTTTAATTAATGCTTTAAAAGAAATTTATAATTTAAAAGATGGTGATAAAGTACTGGTTCCAGCATGTACCTGGGTTACAAATATATCTCCTGTGTTCCAATGCGGATTAAAACCAATATTTTGTGATATCAATCTCAATAATTATAGCTTTGACATTGATCATGCTAAGAAAATTTCAAAAACTCATCCAGATATTAAGGTAATATTTTTTACACATCTTCTTGGATTTAGTGCCGATGTTGAAGCTATTAGAGATATATGGCCAAATGCATTGTCCATTGAAGATATTTGTGAAAGCCATGGGTGTTGTTCACCAACCGGCTCAAAACGTGGATCAGATTCTATAGGTGCTACGTTTAGTTTTTATTTTGGTCATCATATGACTACTGTAGAAGGTGGCATGGTTAGTACAAATAACAACGATCTATATAACATAATGAAAATAAAGAGAAGCCACGGATTAGCAAGAGAGCTTCCCCCTGACCTATATGCAAAGGCCAGTGCAGAACATTCTAATATTGATCCAAACTTTTTATTCTTAACAGATGGTTATAATTTTAGAAACAATGAAATTGCAGCCGTGTTAGGTATTAGCCAGTTAGCTAAGTTAGATGATACCATTTCTGTTCGTAAAAATAATTTTAAAAAATTTATGGAAATTATAAAGAAATATGATAGTCGTTTTCATTTACCAAATGATGATCTTTCTACAAATAGCAATTATGCATTTCCATTGATATTTAAGAATCAAGAAGATTTTTACCAGCTAAAAGAGAAATTTATTACAGAAAAGGTAGAATATAGGCCAATAGTCGGAGGAAACCTTTTACTACAGCCGTTCCTTAAAAATTATCAATTAGAACCAGATAGTAATCTTAATGTCCAAATATTACACAACAATGGAGTATATGTTGGTAACAACCAATACGTTGGTTCAACTGAGTTAAATATTTTAGAGAAAATATTAAATGGAATGTTTAAATGAAAATATTAATTTGTACTATAATGAGAGACAATGAGAAATTTTTACCTCGTTATTTCTCTCAACTAAAATCATTTGTTACAAAACTATCTGACAAACATACATTTTATTTGAGCATTTACGAAAATGACAGTAAAGACAATACTGCTAGGATGCTGAGAGAAGAAAATTATTCATTATTTCCTCGTTATAGTGTTATATCCGGTTTAAAAAACACTAAAAAATTTGGTAGTGTGGTTGCAGAAGAAAGAGTTAAAAATCTTGCACACGCAAGAAATAATGCAATGTTAGTTGATGATATGTATAAAGATGTCGATTATATCATGTTTATCGACAGCGACATAGAATATCAAGACGAATTTATCTATCAGTTATTAAATTGGAAAGAAGCTGGGATTCCAGATCCCGATGTATATAGCGGATTGAATGTCGTACCACAACAACCGCATGAAAATAATACATTTCCAAGCTATACATATAATAATGTAGTTTATCGTGTATATGATACGTGGGCTACCAGACGTAATAGCAACGAAGAATGGGGATCATGGCATCCAGATGCTCTAAAAAAACCAATTGATAAATTCTATGCAACATATAATGGTGTTTGTCTTTTTAAAGCTGAGCATATTAGAAGTGGTATAAGATTTGATCATAGAAATCAAAGGTTAGGAAAATTTGACCTGGAAATTGCATGCCTTTGTGAGCAATTGCATGCTGCTGGTCATCATAATATATACATTAATCAATTCTTATGGTGTCACCACAATGAATAATTTAACGTATTAGCTGTTAACAGAAATATAGATAAAGAATATATTGTTGTATTGACAATCTAACTCTAACATAACTAAACTTAGTTTAGGAATATTTTTATGACCAAATTAGATTCAATATTAACTGCTATTACTGAATACATTAAAGAAAAAAATCAAAATAAAAAATGGAGACCCGGTATTGATACTGTTCAATATTCAGGTCCTTATTTTGATGATGATGAATATATTCGAGCAGCCACAAGCTTATTAAACGGTTGGTTAGTTCTTGGCAAAGATGCGCAGTCTTTTGAATATAAATTTCCAAAATTATTTGGTAAGGATTGGGGTATACTAACAAATAGCGGTAGTAGTTCTAATCTTATACAGATGAATTCTCTGCGTAGTAGACGTTTATGGAATTTACCTAAAGGTTCAAAAGTACTTACACCTATTGCAGGGTTTCCAACAACCGTAAATCCAATATTTCAATGCGGATTTACGCCGATATTTGTAGATATTGAAATTACATCATTAAATCTAAATTTGCAACAAGTTGAGCAAGCATTGGAATCAAATCCAGACTGTAAAGTTATTACATTTGCTCATGTATTAGGTAATCCACCAAACATGAATCAACTAATGGAATTGGTTAAAAAATACAATCTAATACTGCTTGAAGATTGCTGTGATGCTCTTGGCAGTACATATGATGGTAACCCACTTGGCAGTTTTGGCGAAATGGCCAGCTGCAGCTTTTATCCAGCACATCATATGACCATGGGCGAAGGCGGATTTGTTGCTTGTAAAACACAAGAACAAGAGCGAGTAATCAGAAGTTTTAGAGAATGGGGTCGAGGTTGTTATTGTGTCGGCCAAGAAGCTAATCTTCTTAAAAACGGTACTTGCAAATGTAGATTTAGTAATTGGATTTCTGCATTTCCAGAAGAAACATTTGATCACAAATATGTGTATGATGAAATTGGCTATAATCTAAAACCAATTGAACTGCAAGCAAGTATGGGTCTAGCACAATTAGATAAGCTTAATATTATACATGCTAAGAGAAAAGCTAATCATAAAATGCTATTGGAAAAGTTTAAACTGTACGAAGATTTCTTTTATTTGCCAACTGCAACAGAACTAAGTGATCCAAGTTGGTTTGCATTTGCGATTACTATCAAAGATAGATCAAAGTTTACAAGATCGCAAATAACCGATCATTTAGAATCAGCAAAGATACAAACTCGACCATACTTCGCAGGTAATATTATGTTACAACCTGCATATAGTTATATGATTGATGTTAATCGTTGCAAAGAGCTTTATCCAGTTGCAACAAAAGTAATGACTGATACATTTTTCCTAGGTACAAGTCCAGTTATAACACCCGAACAAATTGATTATATTGGAGAGCAGTTAGATATCTTTATGAAAGACATGGTATGAGAGTTTGTGATTACATAGCTGAATATTTTTGGCAACAGGGTTGTAAACACGTTTATGGTCTGATGGGTGGCGGCGCAAGCGGTCTCAACGATGGATTTATTAAACATGGCAAAATGCAATACGTTTGTTTTCATAATGAGCAAGGTGCTGCGCATGCTGCTGTTGCCGAATCAAAACTCACAGGTAATATAAGTCTGGTAAATCCCACAACTGGATGTGGTGGTACAAACTGTATTACAAGTTTATTAGCTGCATGGCAAGACAGTGTACCTGTGATATTCATTAGCGGTAATGTAGGATTAGAGCAATGTTCAAGGTTCCTTAAAAAGAATACCAATGCAGGTAGTCTAAGAAAGTTTGGCATTCAAGAACACGACATTATTGAAACTGTAAAAAGTATTACCAAATGTGCTAGATTTATTAGTGATCCAAAAGATGTTAAAATAACATTGCACGAAGCAGTTTGTCTTGCACAATCAGGACGGCCTGGTCCAGTATGGATTGATATACCAGCAAACATACAAACAGCTGAGATGCCAGACTTAGACGATCCTGCATATAATTTTACAGATTATGTGTTAACATACAAACAAAATGCACATCAACAACTTCCAAATATATTAAAAGATAAAAAACGTCCAATTATATTAGCAGGACAAGGTATTAAACAATCTAAAACTCAAGATCAATTTAAACAATTTATAGAACAGTATAACATACCATATGTTTACACGTATGGTGCTAGTGATTTATTACCACACAATCATCCATTATCTGTTGGTGCAATTGGAATTAAAGGATCTCGTGCTGGTAACTTTGCTATGCAAGCTGCAGATTTATTAATAATACTTGGATGCAGTGTGAATAATAGTCATACTGGATATGATATAAAAACGTGGTCGCCACATAGTACCAAATTTTTTATAACTATAGATGATAATGAATATAACAAATATATACATAATTTTACCGACAGAGAGATTATACCAATAGATTGGCGTCTGTGCTGTGATTTATCAACTTTTTTTAAGGATATGTTACACAATGATAAATGATGAATGGGTATCTAAGTGCCAACAATGGAAAAAACAATGGCCAGTGTATCAAACTGAACATGCTAATGATTCTCATGGTCTTGATATCTATGAAGTATTAGAATCTGTTAATGAGATATTAACAGATAATAATCTAGTTGTTGCAGATGCGGGTAGTCCAAGTTATGCATGTCCTACTGCATTAAAAGCAACATGTTCAAATCAATTTATCTTTAATCCCAGTCAAGCAGACATGGGATGGGCAGTTCCTGCCAGTGTAGGTGTTGCATTAAATGCAAAAGATAAGCTTACATTAGCCATTATAGGTGATGGTAGCTTTTATTCTAACATGCAAGAAATAGCAGTAATCAAATATTTAGATTTACCTGTTAAGCTGATTGTTCTTAACAATGGCGGTTATTTAAGTATTAAGAACACACAGACAAAATATTTTGAAGGTAGAGTATATGGTGTTGATCAATCAAGCGGTTTATTTTTTCCATCACTTAATAAAGTGGCTGAAGCGTTTGAGATTAAATATCAAAAGATTAGCAACAGAAATGAGCTAAAAGGATCATTTAGTCAATTGAATGATCTAGACCATAGATACCCAGAGATTATAGAAGTAATATGTAAGATAGATCAGGAAATACTGCCTGCACAATCTTTTAAAGTATTACCAGATGGTACACGAGTTCAAGCACCATTACATGATATGGCACCGTTTTTATCTCAAGAGGAGTTAGATCGAGAATGGCCAATAAAGTAGCTGTACTTGGCAGTAATGGAGTAATTGGTAATTTTTTATCTCAAAGATTAGAAGGTTATCAAATTACATCAATAAATCGTCAAATATTAGATTTATCAAATACTTATCAAGTAAAAGATTACTTTAAAAATCACTACTATGATATAGTCATAAATTGTGCTGCAAATATTAACAGCGATTTTAATGCACCTATTTCGGTTGCCACAGATAATTTTGTTATGTTTTCAAATTTATATCAAGCAAGGAACAATTTTGGTCGATATATAAACTTTTGTTCCGGTGCAGCATTTGATAGAAACCGTAGCATAGATAATGCTGATGAAGAAGTTATCTTGACAAGAAAACCAAATGACCCATACGGTATGAGCAAAAATATAATTTCTCGTATTTGTTTATATACTGAAAATTTTTATACCATACGAATATTTGGAACATTTTATTATCAAGAAAATTCAAAAAGATTATTGCCAAAGATTTTAAATAAGGAAAATATTGTAATACAAGACAGATATTTTGATTATTTCTATTTAGAAGATTTGTTACCATTAGTTAATTACCTTATTAAGGATAATAGTCCACAGTTTAAAGATATAAATGCAGTATACCAAAATAAATTATTATTAAGTGAATTTGTCACAGGTTTTTGCAACATACATAGTATAGACATGTCTCACATTACTATAAATTCAACAGAAATTAATAATATGATTAACTATACTGGTTCTGCAAAAAGATATAGTAGTTTAAATCTATCTGCAATTGGCATAGAAAATGGAATGAAAAAATACAAATGAAAAAAGTTGTTTATGTAACTGGATGTTTAGGATTTATAGGAGGTTACGTTACACGCACCTGTTTACAAAAAGGATGGCATGTAATGGGCATTGACTGTGAAACATATGCAGCAAATATAAATTTGCTAGATGAGTTTCGTACATACAATAATTTCTCTTATCAAAAAATAAATCTCAATAATTTAGATTTATTATATGACTGCGACTATATTATTAACACAGCAGCCGAAACTCATGTTGATAGAAGCATAGTTAACAGTAATGAATTTATAAAAAGTAATATTGATGGTGTTCATAATTTATTAAGATTAATATTAACTAAAAATAGATTCAAAATGCCTGTGTTATTTCAGTTTAGCACAGATGAAGTGTACGGAGATACAGTTACAGGAAGTTTTAACGAATTGTCGCCGTGTCGTCCTAGTAATCCATATAGTGCTACAAAAGCCAGTGCCGATATGTTAATACAATCATGGAATAGAACATTTAATGTTCCATATGTTATATTAAGACCAAGTAATAATTATGGTATAGGACAATATGTAGAAAAATTTATACCAAAAGCATGCAAGTATTTGCAACTAGGAAAACCTGTACCAATGCATGAAAACGGAGATCCTATTCGAACTTGGCTACATGCACAAGATACTGCAGATGCAGTAATAACATTAATTGAAAAAGAAATAATTAACGAAACTTTTAATGTATCTGGTAACTATTCTGATACTAATTTGAACATTTTTAAACAGATTTTATCATGTTATAATTTTGATCCAGAAGAATATAGTTTATATGCCGACTTTAATGTAAACCGAGTTGGACAAGATGTGAGATACTCCATTGACGATTCAAAATTAAGAAAATTAGGATGGTCAAATCGTAAAAATTTTACAGAAGAATTACCAGCTATTGCTTCTTATTATAAATGGAATTTTATTTGGTAACGTCTCATGACTAATATTGTTTTTAAATTTATAGCAAAATCAGATATGGAAAGTATTAGATGGCTACGTTGGCTAGATGCCGAAATTTTTCCCAACGATACGCCAGCAGTAATAGGAACTGCTAATTGGTTTTTAGCATGGAATAATGATCAAGCTGTTGCATTTTGTGGGTGGAAGCCGTATCTTCTTGATCTAGACATAGTTGGATTTCATTATAGAGCAGGTGTATTATCTAGTCATCGAGGTCAAGGATTGCAAAGAAAAATGATAGAACTTCGAGAATCAGAAATGATTCGTTCAAATATAAAAGTTGCAGTAACTTATACAGAAGTATATAGTGCTGCTAGTATGACTAGTTTTATAAACATGGGATATAGACCATACGAAGCAACAGAAAAGACTGCACTTTGCGACCTTAATAAATTTCGCAGAATGGTACATTGGAAAAAGAATTTAAATGTCTAACAAAAAACAAGATCTAATACAACAAGTTGAAAATGCACAACGACAGCTTTTGACAAGATGGTCTATTTCTCCAGAGGATATAAACAACATGCCAATTCATATATCAGAAAATTTATCAGACATATTAAAGGAAGAAATTGAAGCTGAGCAGAGTATTGAGCTCTTAAAAAGCGTAGGTTGGTATTCTATTAAAACACCAGACAATGAAATTTGGTCGGTGAATACACTAACAGAATGGTGTAAATCTAATTGTAATAGAAAATACAAAGTATTTTACCATACTTGCTTATTTGAAGATAAAGAGGATGCAACTAAATTTAACTTGGTGTGGGGATAATGAAGCTTCTTTTTTGTGTGCACCGCTATGCTCCTTTCCCGGGCGGAAGTGAAATCTATGTGCAAAATATGGCAGAGGAAAGTCTACGTCGCGGTAATACTGTAGCTGTATTTGCAGGTGAACACCAAGGTGACTATAACGGTGTTACTGTTACTAATGATACAAATATTTTGCTGAAACACTGGGATTTAATCATAGTGCATGGCGGAGATGTTAATGTACAAAATTTTGTTCTTTCCAATGCTACTAGGATTCCTAGTCCTATACTTTATATGCTTGTTCTTCCTAGCTCTAGCCATGTTTGCCTGCAAGCTCTTAGAGACTGCACTTATCTTGGCTGCAGTACTAATCAAGACTGGGATCATTGTAAGAAATATGGTGTCGAACCCAAAGCCGTGAGAGTTAGACATGGTATTACATTAGATCACTCAATTGGAGTTAACGGATTTAAAGAAAAATATAATATTCAAGGCACTATGTTTTTAAGCTGTGGCGGATATTGGCCAAACAAAGCTATGCGTGAACTTGCGGATGTGTTTAAGCGCGCAAATATTAAAAATACAACACTTGTTACAACTGGCTATGATAATAGAATGAATCTAATGCCAGAAAATACAGATAATGTAAAGAATATTATTCTCAACAATAGAGCAGATGTTCTCAGTGCTATTAAAGATGCAGACTGTTATATAATGCATAGCTATCAAGAAGGGTTTGGTCTTGTGTTGCTAGAAGCTATGGTTAACAAGACTCCGTGGGTATCAAGGAGAATAGCAGGTGCAGACCTTATGAAAGAGTATGGTCATACATATACTAGCGATATTGAACTAGTTCATGAATTACTAACATTTAATAAGAACGATTTTAATATCGATGTTGCATACGAGTACGCAATAAACAATCATCTTATTCAACACACAGTAGATGACATCGAATCTGTTGCTAAAAAGTTACTTAAACCACCCAACCTTTAATTTATTATCTGTTCTATGTTGCCATTCTTCTACGCTGCTTGGATATCTCCATGCCCATACAGCAACTAATAACATCACTAATCCTACACCCAATGTGTACCAAATATTTTGAGTAGTAATCCAAATAACTATTAAACTAACATCCATAGTTATAACCATTGCCCATTTTCCTGCAGTTGGAAATACTCGTTTTTCACTCCAGTTTCTTAAAAAAGGCCCAAATAGTCGATGATTCATTATCCAGTTGTGCATTCGATCGCTGCTTTTGCTAAAGCAAAATGCTGCACAAACTGTTGGAGTGCTCCATGGTATACCTGGCGTAACAATCCCAATATATGCTATACCCACAAAGATAATTCCCAGGGTAAACCAGAACGCTTTTTTAATTTTCTTCATTTATATCTCCAAAAATAATAAATTTTTAATTTAATAATCAAACTTATACAGTATTTAATTGATTATATAATCAGTATATAATAATATTATTGTATGAAAGTTGCTCTTCAGCTAAGTGGTAGATTAAAATTTTCAAACGAATCTCTAGGATCACTAATACAGTCAATAGTTAATACTACAAAACCAGATATTTTTTGTAGTTTTTGGAGTCCTAAAAAATCACAAACTGCACAAATTATTGACCATCATTTAAAGCCAAAATTATGTGAATATGAGGATCATGATTTAGTAAGACCATATCTTGATAGATTGTTTAACGGTAAAAAAATATATCCAAATTTACCTGTAATGGCGTACAAATTTCATAGAGTTAGCATGGTCCGACAAATGTACGAGCGTTCAGCAAACATAAAATATGATTGTGTTATTCAGGCAAGAACTGATTGCATATTTTTTGAAATATTTGACTCTTCTCGTTGTCAAGAATCCTTAGATAAAAATTCTATCCTGTGTACTAATTTTATGCAACCGTACATTGATACATTTATTCAACCAACAATAAGAGATAATTTTTATCTTGGTCCTGCTCAATTAGTCGATCGAGCAAATAGCGAATTTTGGCATTTATTAAATCAAATTGAAGATTACGAAGAACGAAAATTAAATTATCATAATTTATGTACCGAAATTATACAAAGTAAAGTATGGAAAAATCTTGGTATACCTGTACAACCGCTGTATGGGTTAGGTCAATCTGGAACATATTTCCAAGGACATTTTGCATATGATGTAGATAGAAGAAAAGTAGAATTTTTCGATTAAGCTTGCGCCTTGATAATACGCTGAACTACTTGTTGCAGTATTTTAAAATCATAATTTATTTCAGCAGAAAATGCTTTTCTAAATTTTTGATAATCAAACAAACTATCATGCAGTTTTGCTAGTTCTTCTTCTTCAACTGAAGTATAAGGCTCATCTTGTGTATAAAGTTTAGATAAATTCGCGTTGATTTCAGCTATAATTTCATCTGTAGTTGACAACAATATTGCTTTTACATTGGTCTGCGGAGTTCTACTCATGCCACAAGTTTATCTTATATATTATACAATGTCTATAATATCAGTTTAGAAAACTCGTTGGATAGTATTCCCCAACTTTTCTGATTTCAAGTATTTTAAATCCAGACTTTAGATATAAAGGCATAGCAGCAGGGTGATCAAAACTGTTTGTATATAAAAATAATTCTGAAATTTTTGAACGTGCATGAGCAAGACATGCATTTAAAAATGATTTACTAAAACTTTTACCAGTAAAATGTTCAAATAATCCAAAATATTCAATATAGCAATTTTCAAAATTTATAATTGAAAATCCAGCAGGTTGACCATCAATAATAAATGTAATGTATGATTTATTACCAGATAAAAATTTGTCAACGTCGATGCTATCTAAATAATGCATATACCACCAGTTGTATTTTTTTCCAACAGAGTTATATAGATAGAAAAAATAATCTTTAGTCCAACTATTACTTATTATTATCTTATTCTCTGGCACGTTGTCTAACGATAATTCGGAGAGATTAATATGTAATTTATAAGATCGATAAAAAGTCCATTCTTCAATTATATCTTGACCAAACATAGCCAATCTATAAGGACCTTGATAATGTGCATTTTGATAAATCATGTTTATATCTAATTCACTTAAAAAATAAAATCATTTGACATTGTTATGCATATATATAATATATAGTGTTATGAGAGACATCATATTAAATTTAATTAAAACAAAACCAAAACATTACGCAATAATAATAAAATCTTCTCCTGAAATGTTAAATTGGGTGAAAAAAAATTCTATTATAACAAGCGATTATATTCCAGAGTTAGTATATTCTGCATTATACGGCGAAACTAATATTTGTGTAAACAAAAATCAAAAAAAATTTGTTAACATTACACAAGGATTTTCCGGATGCGGTCCTGCAAAAATATGCAAATGTACATACGATAGTATACAACAATCTGTTATTAAAACAAAATCTAAGTTTACAGATGACAAACGTAAAGAAATAAATGAAAAACGTAATATCACTATGATAGAAAAATATGGTGTTGCATATAATAGTCAGCGAGATGACATACATCATATTTGGAAAAAACCAAAAATAAATACAGATGTATTTGAAAAATTATCTGATTACAATTGGTTAAATCAAGAATATAATATCAATAAAAGAACTGCGGTTGATATTGCCAATGAGCTTAATGTTTATTATGGCACAGTTATCGATTATTGTATTAATCATAATTTTACAATAAGACAACGTACTAATTATAGCGTAGTTGAATTAAGTATTATGAAATTTCTTGATGCGCATAATATTCAATACGAGCATGGAAATTGGAAAACAGTTGGTAAAGAATTAGATATCTACATTCCATCAAAAAATATAGCTATAGAGGTTAATGGTTTATATTGGCACAGTTATCATCCAGATACTAATAAGCCTGAAAATAAAACAAGACATTTAGAAAAAACTAAACTTGCAGGCGAGCACGGTATTGATTTAATTCATATTACTGATTTTGAATGGAATAATAAGACAGAAATAGTACAAGCTATGCTGTTAAGCAAGTTAGGAAAAAATACACGTATAGGTGCTAGACAATGTACAATAAAAGAGTTGTCGTTGTTTGAAGAAAAAGAATTTATTAATCAGTATCATATACAAGGATACATTCCTAGTAATTTTTCAATAGGATTATTTTATAAAAACGAACTAATATCATTAATGTCTGTTGGCAAGAGTAGGTTTAATAAAGAAGCAGAGTATGAACTTTTACGATATTGCACTAAAGCAGGTTTAACAGTAGTAGGCGGAGGTAGCAAATTAATATCTACAATTAAAAATCGCTGTTCATCCATAATAACATACTGTGATTTATCAAAAAGTACAGGAAAAAGTTATATGTCTATTGGTTTTAAGTTTTTAAGAGATACAGGACCTGGATATTTTTGGACAGATGGTAATGTTGTTATATCAAGATTTAAAGCACAACGATCACAGCTAAAACGTTGGTTAAAAACATATGATCCAAATCTCAGTGAGTCTGAAAACATGTTTCTAGCAAAATTTAGAAGATTTCATGATTGCGGTAATAGAGTTTTTATTTTAAATTAATTTTATATCACAATAAAAATTTATCAAAAAATAAGCCCGGAATAATCCGGGCTTATTACTTTCAAAAAAGTTATTGACTTTTTCGTTTGAAGATCTTAGAGAAACTTCAAATGTGCAGTATTGATACCAACACCTGCAAGGTAGTCAGCTGCGTTACCTAAGCTGCTTGCTGTGTTGCTGAGTTCTAGGTAGCCATAACGTGTCATGAAGCTAACTACTGGCTCAAATGTATTTGGATCAATGATAACACCACTGCTTGTTAGTGGAACATATGGACAGTAATAGGCTGCCGCGTCGATCTCGCCCGGGCCTTTATAACCAACTAGTACGTTGGTGTCATCAGCAGCATACTGGTCAACGTAGACTCTCATGCTGTTGTTTAGTGTTCCAACAAACTTGGTGTTAGTTGGAGCTTCGAAAGTACCTTCTGTAGTACGTGCAAATGCTGAAGTTGTAGCACTCTGTAGGATGGTTAGTGCAGTTGGGGAAACAACTACCCAGTTACCAGCACCACGACGTGTACGTGCAGCAATCAAGTTAGCACCACGGTTGATGAGTACTGCTAGAGCAGCGTGTTCGTCACCGACGTATGTTGCTGTACCACTTACTGAACCTTGATCGTACATTAGGGTTGTGCCAGCTAGTGTACGTAGGCTGACTAGGATTTCCTGGTCAATTTCAGCTGTGATTTCTTGTGCAAGAGCTGCCATAATTTCAGCTTCGATGTCAATACCCTGTTGAGCCTGTGCATCCTGTGCAGCTTCAAAAGTCCAACGAGCGCTTAGCTTACGAACTTTAGCTTCTACAGTTTCCTTTAGGATCTGGATGTTTAGGCGCTTACCAGCTGTACCTTCAAGTACGCTTGTTGGAGCAGCTTTTGGTGTTGTAACATCGCCGTTACCTGAATAGAAACGTGCAATGTCAAATGGGCTGAGAGCTTCAGCACCGGCAATTACGCCTGAACCATCTGTTGGGAAAGTGTCAGCATAACGAACACGTAGCGTGTGGATCTGTCCAACTGGACCGCTCATTGGCTGTACGCCGATGATTTCGTTAGCGATAACTGTTGGCATAACACGACGGATAACAGGTAAAATTACCTTGTTAAGTGTTGCTACGCTACCAGCACTTGTGCTGCCTGGTGTAGCATGCTCGAATAGTACTCCACTCTTGCTTTGTAGGTCTTTGCGTGTGTTTTCTAGGATGACTTCCATAACCTTCTTGCGATTGCCTGTTAGACCGTCGCAGAGGGCGGATTTTGTAGCCGTCCAATGTGTTTCGAAAAGATTCTTACTCATTATAATCTCCTTAATTTTTGATACCTGCGAGGTGTAGAATCACACCAAGGTCATCTGGTTGCTTGGATTCTTCTATCACTGCTTGGGCTAATTTGTTGTTATTTCTATCACCAGTTACGGCAACAGAAGTTGTTTTATTGCTTTCGGCAAGTGTTTGCCTATTTGTGTCAACTTGTTTTCCATTGACGACTGCTGGTAGATAGCGGCTAAAAGCTTCTTTCAAATTTTGAGTTTTGACATCTTTTAACATTTCTTCCATAACAGTTTTCTTGTCGCGACTGAGAGGAGCAAGAAGTTCGTTTAAAACTTCGATTCTCTTAGCACGATCTGCAGCAACACGAGCCTGGGCATTAGCTGTTTCAACTAACATAGTTTTTTCTTGTAGTTGAGCTTTTGCTTCTGCTAGTGCAGCATCTTTATCCTGAATATGTTTAGTTAATTTCTTAACTTCGCTACCTTCTGATAGATAGCTAGCCATATATTCAGCTGCAACAGCTTCGAAAATACGTCGACCAAAATTATTCTCACGAGCAACTTTGATGTCTTCTCTCCACTGTACTAGTTCTTTTCTAATTACTTCATTTAGAGTTTTATTAACTGCTGATCCAGCTCGTTCAATAAATTTAGCCTGTGTTTCTTCAAGTTTCTTCTTGCCTTCTTTTGCAAGTTTAACACGTTGTTCAACAAGGGCTTTTTTATCAGCTTGAAATTCTGCAATTTCTTCGCTGAGTTGTTTAAGAACAAATGATTCAAGTTTATTCACACGAGCTTTTAGTGCATCTGCACTGCTTTCGCGAATAGACTGCAGTTCTTTTGCCATTTCTTGACGCTGTGCGTTGAGAGTCTTACGATCTTCAACGAATTCCACAAGTTCAGCTCTAAGTTGACGATTTACGTATTCGTTAATGAGTTTGATGTGCTCCTTTAACTTTGCTTCGTAAACAGCCTTAGCATTTGTTGTTTCTTTACTCAATTTTGCACGTTGCTTGATTAAAGCTGCACGATCTTCGGCAAACTCAGTTAGCTCTGTACGAATAGAGTCACTTAGCATCTTGTCCATGGCTTCAACAAGTACCGCTTTATCATTTGCATAACGAGCGGCGTAGTCTTCCTGGAGCTTTTGCTCCGTTGCTTTTATTTTATTTAGAAAAGCTTCCTGAAGTGCAGTTTTGACATCTGTGCCAATAACTTCATTTTCAAGTAGCTCTTTTATTTCTTTATCCATAGGACACTACTCCTTTTTATAGTTTCAACTCGTCAACCCATCCAAGCAGAATCTTTTTCAGATGCTTTTGTGCAACTGGATCGTGTTTCATGCTTTCAGCTAGGTCTAAAGTTTTATATCCATGCCTGCGGTTCATGATATGTTCGTACATAGGTACTGGATATGCATTTGGCGCAGAAGGTTTTGCCACAATATCAACAGTTAACATGTCAAAATCTGACACATAACCGTTATCGTCTACATTGCCAGAACCTCGAGAGCTAACTCCCAATTTGACTTTGCAGTCTAACAATGTCTTTACAATGTTACCACAAGGTGTAGGTAATATTTCTAATTTACCCATACCATTAGTTCCATCCATCCACATCTCGGTAATTTTGTGGCTAACTCTATCGAGATGTATTTGCAGTTCTTGCGGGTGGTCGCATTCTCCAAGTACACCACTATCATCTTTGATAGCAGAACTCATTTGCTCCACTGCTTTTTTAATTTCGTTTAAACGATAAACACGACCGTTATGATTGCGTTGCTCGCCTTGTATGAAGATACCCTTCATATACATTTTCTTAGGTGATCCATTACTGTCGTCACCTTCCAATACTACTTCTGCCTTGGCAGCGTCGTACGTCATATGTTCTGTTAAAAATATTGCCATGTTTTTTCTATTTTTATTTAACAATTTCCATTAAAAAGTTATAAAATCAGTGTTTTTTTGATATGAAAATACAAAATTCACTGATTTATTTATCTTAGAAATCCAAAAAAAAACCAGCACGTTTATATGCTGGTTTTTTAAAACTATTTAATAAGTCTTACTTGAGGTTTTGACCACCTTTGCTAAGTGGACTCATCTTGTTTGCATCAGCATGGAATTCGCTAGCTGTTGTTTCTAGCTTGCTACCTGATACAGTCTTAGCACCGTATTTGCCACTAGACATGTTTGATGTGCCTTGTGTACTCTTCTTACGACGGTTGTCTTCAGTTCCAGTTAGCTTAGCGCTCTTTGGAGCTGTTTCGAGGTTGTAACCTGTATGACCACCTGCTCCGCGTTCAACTGGCTTTGCTCCCATACGTGAGGTTTGACTCTTTGGAAGTGGGCTTTTGGCATTAGCACCTGTGCTCATACCGCTGCTTGCAGCACCAACATCTTTAGCTGTCTTTTGGGCTTTTTCCATATCCTTTTCAACAACTTCAAGGTCGAGGCTTTCTGCTAGGTCGTCAAAGTCTTCATCAAGACTCCAACTTTCGTCCATTTCTTCCTCTTCTTTTTCCTCTTCTTCACCTTCGGCTTCTTCACCTTCGACTTCTTCCTCGCCGTCGACTTCTTCTTCGTCTTCAACATCAGCTTCTTCGCTGTCTGAATCCATTTCTAGATCTTCTACTTCTTCATCGCCTTCTTCGCTGGCACCTTGTTCGAGCTTATCAAACTCAGCACGTAGAGCAGATAAAGCGGCTTCAAGTTCTTCCATTTTATCTTCAACTTCGTCCATACCATGCTCACCAGAATCAATAGAAACAGGAGATTCCATGTCATCAGCTGGCATATCTACTGGTACATCGGTTGCCATTGGTTCATCACCTGGCATCATCTCATCTTCCATGGTTTCTTCAAAATCAATTTCGTCTTCCATGGCTTCAATTTCATTGGTTAGATCTTCGCCCATGTCGCCGCTTCCATGCACCATTTCGTCCATTGAATCGTTATCGTGCATTTCTTCATCAGCATTCATTAGTTCTTCGTGAATGGCACGAGCTTTTTCGATAAATACTGTATGAAGAAGATCGCGTGCAATATCATCTTCGCCACGTGTTAGATGTTCTAACACCTTAGTTAGCTTGCTGTTATTAGTCATTTATATAGCTCCTTTATAATCAAAAGTTTAAAACAGACTCAAATTTATTTAACATCTTACCATTAAAACAAGGTTAATTAACTAAAAAAATATAAAATTTTAGTACGAAACTTTCATAATGTAGTTTATATTTGATGAAATTGACCGTAAAGTGGTTAACGCAGGTAACAAATTTGGAGTATTTATTTGTAAATTTCCTACACTAACACTCTGTCCATTACAAATGGCCCAACCATCAGGAATAGCAATATCATCAATTAAAATTATACCTTTAATAGGCACAGGAGTATCGTTATATCCAGTTGTAACACGCCCATCTGATGCAACAACCACGCGGTTATAATCACCAGGTGTTACTGTTGTGTTTGACAAGGTTACGTTTACATTAAAAACTGTTCCAAATGCTGCTGCATTACCATTAGCATCTCCGCTAATAACAATGGTACTAGGCGGAGTATATCCCAGAGAAGCAAATATATCAGTGTCACTAATTGTTGTTGCATTAGTAACTAAACCGTTTGACGACACTTGGAATTTAGTCCACATTTGACTTGTATCAACATTACTGTTTACAACGGTAATTAGATTTCCTTGTAATGTAACATTACTACTTCCGTCAAAAATAACATTACCAGAAATACTTCCTGTTAATTCAATTGTCCTTCCTTGTGCTAGTGCATTTGCTGTTGTACTTGTTCCTTGAAATTTATATCCGTTAGAATCAGTTGCTAGAGTTATTCCTGCTGCAATACCGTTGGGAAATCTAATTTTTAAATCATAGGATTTATCACCTATAATAGCAGAATTAGGCAATAAACTTGGAGCAATATTTGTATGACTTGTGGCAGCAATTATAAGACTGTTGCTTAGTAATACAACAATTTCAATTGTTGGTGATATTACTACAGTGGCAGTACCAGCATTTCCATCAAATGGAGGAGAAATAACCAGCCATCGATTGCCTTGCCATACTTTTAAACTAGATGTACTAGTATCAAACCATGTTTGACCTTGTATAGGATTTGGAGGGGAATTAATACCAGCAAAATTTTGCATTATTGCAATGAAATTTTCATTCATTGGTAATCCAAAATTTACAGCATTACGACCTATTAGTGCAATACTAGTTGTGGTACTGTCAATTTGACTATCAGGTACACTGGCAATTACATTGCCGCCATATTTTCTTATATTATAAACCATTATAGCCCACCTGTATCTTCAGTTGGAATACCGTATATAGTTTGTAAGAAACTATTTCTAGTCATATTTTCTAAATCTTTTGCTGCGCGCATTTTTTTTAATTTATTTAACTCTCTTAATGTGATCACAGGCTTTCTACTGTTGTGTATACGACGTTGCATAAAATGATCTTTATCATTATTACGAAAATTTGGATCTAATTCTTCAGCTCTCATTTTATTAACCTATAATTACATTATATTTATGGTGTAGTTGGGGCTTCAGGTGAGGCTTCAGGCGGAGCTGTTGCGCCGCTTGCTGCTGCAGATCCTGCTTCTCCGCCAGTTTCAACATTAGGTTCTGTAGGTGTTTCACCAGGAAGTGGTTCTCCAATAAGAGCACCTCCTGCTTCCGGTCGAATACCCACCGCGCTAAGACCTGGTTGCATACCATCGGTTGGTGCTTCACCAGTAGTAGTTTTAACCTTATTTGGATTTTCTTGTTTCCACATTTCTTCATTTCGAAGTACATCTTCTTCAGTCCAACCAAGGTACCTCATTAATCCAAATCTCTTACTAATGTACTTTGATGCTTCTGTAGACATAAGAGAAGAAAATACATTAATTTGTTCACTATCTAGAGCCATTTGTTTATAACGAGAGAAACTTTGAGGTGGCCATAGCTGTAATTCAAATAAACTACTTTCTATTTCAATGCCTCTATTTTTAACAAATAGCTTAAATTCTCTATCCAAAACTGGACTCATTAAATTTTGTAATCGTTGACAATATTTGCTAAACCTAAATTCTTGAACATATGCAGTTCCAACTTTACCATCTGTATATACAGTAGTGCCATCGTCTGGACCGGTTGGCAAATAGCTACTTGGAATACCAAGTCCTCTAACCATTTTATTATTAAAGTATTTTAAATCATCAATTTCACCAAGGTTAGCGCCGCCTTGTAACTGTTCAATTTTAGTTCCTTTTCCTTCGCTGTTTGTTGCTAAGAAATAGTCTTCATTAATTGCAATTGGACTATACGCAGCATCTAGAATGCTTTGTCCGCCACCAGTTCTTGAAGGAATACGTCGTTGATATATTTCGTTTTTCATACGTTCTACTACAGCTTGTGCTCTAGGACCGCTTAGGCTACCAGTATCAATATAAAAAACACGACGTTCCGGAGCACGAACAATACGATAAATCAAAATAGCATCTTCAAGAAGATCTTTTTGTTTATAAACTTTATAAATGCTTTCTAACAAACTAGTACCAAATGGCCACTGGCTATCCATGCCTTCGCTAAGGCTTAGGTGTAGTACATGAGCAGCATCAATTGCTGTTTGATTTTCAGGCATATTAAATCGACTTGTTCGACTTCCAGGACTGGTAGGAACGCCATAATTAATTGTTCCTGCTCCTGCAGCTGGATTAGAACTTCGTGGATATCCACCTGGAAAACTATATTGATCATGAACCAACATGTTAGTTCCAACTAAACTTGATAGATTAATATCTAGGTCTTTAATAACATATTGTTCAATTTCTTTGCCTTTGGCTTCGTTGACAATAATTTTTTCAACCTTGCTAGGATCAATCCATATTAATTTAAAAGTTTCTGGATCTCGTATATAAATTTGATCACCATATTTTATGGTATTACGAAATGCTCTCCATAATCTCTGTTGCCATTTATTAAGGCTGCACCATTGTATTAAAAGTTCTCTTAATAATTTAATTTCGGTTTCGCTCATTTTACCTTTATAGATAATATTAAACGCTTCGTTTGATCCTTCGTAATTCTGTGTGCTATAGTCAGCTAATATATCTAACGCTTTATTAATTTCACTGTCCAGATCCATTTGTTCGTATTGAATATATCTTTCAACACGATTAGGTGCTCCGCTGTAAACTTCAGGAAGATAACTAGAATATTTTGCACCAGACCCAGCGCTTCTAGATTCTCCGTGGGTTGAACTTATTTCATGTTTTCTAGACAAGCTGTATTGTGTCGGTACAGCACTAAAATATTTTTTCCAAGACGCCATTGATTAATCCATATAGAAATGTAATATATTTAGTCTTGTTATATTAAACTTAAATTAAATATTAACGAACTACCGAGCTACGGCTTTCTATTGCATTAACAATACGATAAGAATTTTCAGTATTTGATGATTTTAATTGATCAATTAGTATGTTTGTTTTTTCAATTTTATCATTTAATTCTTCAAACTTTTTAATGCTGTTCTCATAATAGGCAATTGTTTTAACATTTAATTCGTTTAATGTTATCACAGGACTGGCTGTTCTTTCTTGTGACACAACTCCTGCAGATTGAGCAGTTGTAAAATTATTCATAGCCAATCTTAGTCGATTGATGTTCTCCACCGCATTTCCAATATCGTTAGGTTTTGACATTGTTGATAACAATTCAGAAAATGCTGTTTGTAATCTACTAATACTGTCAGCAGTAGTTACAATATCACCGGCAATTGATGCTAGTTCTCTAAACCTAGCTGCAGGATTTTGAGCAAAAAATGTATTCATCCACTGATTAAAACTGGTTGCCATTTGGGGTGTTAGCATGCCAATTACATTTCTAATTGAAGTTACCGAGTCTAATATATTACCTATGTTACTTAGATTTTGTAATGCATCAGTGGCATTTGTTATCATATCTCTATTATCTGCAAATTTTTTCAAAATCAAAAATATACCTTGATTTAAACTTGCTTCATTAATACGTGATCCGGAACTAAATGCTTGTTTTATTTGATTAATTACGTTAATAGCTCGATCAACATTACTCAATGAGTCAAATGCTGTTATTGCTACAGGTAAAGTATCTGCAAATAGTTTAAGTGCATCTGCTGCAACTTTTAGTGGTTCTCCTATTTCAGCAAATCTTTTTAATTTTGTAATAGGATCTTCACTAAAGATTTTAAGAAAATTTGTAACAAAACTTCCAAGTGATTCAACAAGTTTTGCACCAGTTAATGCTAATAGTCCTTTACTCAATTCAAACATACCATCGCCGGTTGCTTTTAATGCATTTCCATCTAAATTTGCAAATTTTCCAATTCCTTCAACAAGAGTTGGTAAAGTATTACCCATTAGCCATGAAGCAGCAGCTATTCCAGCACCAATTGCTGCAAGTGCTACACCAATTGCGGCACCTCCTGCTATAATTGGAACTGCCAATGGACCTGCTACTGCTGCGGCAACTGCTATTGCACCAATAGCAACACCGGCTTTAACAAATGTTGCCGGTTCAATGCTTTGAAATTTTAGTAGCCCATCTGCTACCATGCTCATTGTATATCCAATTGCACCAAGCAGTGCGCTCAATGCTGCACCACCTGTTAATAATTTTGCAATTGGTAAGTTTGTAACTACTAATGTTAATGCACCAATAGCAACACCAGCTTTGCCTATAGACGTCCAATCAACTTTGTTAAACTCTCCAAGAGATTTGGCTAAACCATATAAAGCACCAGAAAACAATGCTAGTCCTAGAGCTCCTTTAAGTACCTTGCCGCTGCCAAATAATCCAATCATACGAGTTAAACCCTTTAGCATTCCGCCGCCTAGTAGTCCGCCAGTTGCTGCTGCTCCTGCAAGTTTAGGTAATGCTGGAGCTATTAATTTGGCTAGACCTGTGGCACCTAGACTGCTTAAACCTGCTGCGGCTAAACTGCTTATACCTCTAGCCATCATTCCTGCACCGGCACCTATCAAAAATCCTAGTACTTTTTTAACCATTATTGCTAATAACGGGCCGCCTACTAAAACACCTGCAAGCACAGCTAAATTAGCTGGACCTCTTGATTCAGCCGGATCATCAGACCCTCCTAAAAACTTATGTATCCAATCCCTAACAGGTTTAAGAGCCTCTTTCATTTTGTTTATTACCCATAAAGTCCCTGTTGCTAGACTTTCTAATGCAGTGGTTAATGTTGGTGTTAAGGCATCGACGACTAGATAAATTGAATTAGATAGGGTTGTTAATAGCTGTTGTGTTTTATTAATAGCACTTGACATTTTTTGTGCATCTGCTTCTGCTCGGGCTCTTTCTTTTTTTTCTTGTTCTCGCTGCTCCTCAGTCATGTTTGCCAAGCGTCGCAGGTTGTTTATATATGTCGTACTAGTATCTTTCAACCCAACAATTTTTGATTGAAGTGCTTTCATTTTCTCACTTGCTGCCCATTGTGTTGTATCAATATTGTGAATACTGGCGGTCATTTTATCTAATGCGGTTTTAACATCGCCGCCGCTTTCCGCAATAGTTATAAGTTCATTCCAATATGTACCAAAATCGCCTCCCACCTCTGTCATCAATTTTTTGAAATCTTCGCTCATTGCAGCAGGACCATAGAGCATTGCTTTGGCAAATTCTTCAAACATTTCTGTTCCTTGCTTGCCAAACACTCCTTGCATCTGTGCCATAATTTTTTCTAAACGTTCTTTAACTTCCGATGGAGCTTTATTAAGCAGCGCAAACGCATCAGGTGTTTTAGAGGCTTCTTTCACACCTGCTAGTATTTCTTTTCTATTTTTGCCAGTAGCTTCGCTTAATTTATTAATTTGGACTATGAGATCTTCGGCTGCACCTGACATCTGCAATTCACTCATGGTTCGTAATCTGCCAGTTGTTTGCATAATACTCATAGATTCCATTAATGCTTCTTGTGCTTCTTCATTGGTCATTATAAATTTTGACCCAAGGTTAGTGCTATCTGCAAACATTTTGCTTAATTTCATCAAGCGAGAATAACCCATGCCAACTGCAACATTTGAATATTTTGTCAATAATTCAGCAAATTTACGAACTGGTAACCCAACATCACTTGCCGATGTAGCTAAACCAGCTAGTCCATTTTGAGCCAATATACCATTACTGTATAAACCAGTAATCATAGTAGTTGCTTCTTCAAATTTAGCTATTAAAAACCCTAAAACTCCAGAAGCCATTGATAAATTACCAATTAGTTTAGACCAAATTGGATGTGAAGTTTTTATCAACTGCCCAGTCCATTTTAAATCACTAGATAAGCTTGTTAAATTTGATGCAATGCTAGTAGTATCAACTTTTGTTAATTCATCAAGTGTTTTAACAACGGATGTTGTTGTTAATTTCAATTCCTCACCTAGCGAAATCTTAACTTTTTTGGCTCCATCACCAATGTTATAAACGCTATCATCGATAGCCTCAGCAAGTTTTTCGTTATCTTTTAACGAAGATCCCATTTTGGCAGCCAATGATGCAAGGGTTGCTTCTGTTGCCCATCCACCAGTTGGAATCTTTAATTGTTTTAGTAATTGGTCTAATAAATTCTGATCTGCCATATTTTTTTATAATCTATGTGGATAATGGTAATAAATACATTTGTTCAAAACTTATTTATCGGAAAAAAATGAGCAATAATCCACTAAAGCAGTATTTTAGACAACCAAACGTTTATGTAAAATTACCAACACAAGGAAGATGGTATAATGACCAAACTGTATCATTTAACAGCGAAGGTGAAGTAGCTGTATATCCTTTAAGTGCACTAGACGATATCCTGTTAAACACACCCGATGCTATGTTAAATGGACAAGCACTAGAAAAAGTTGTTAAAAATTGTGTTCCGGATGTTCACAATATTAAAAAACTATTAATACCAGATTTAGAAGCAATTTTTGTTGGTATTAAATCTGCAACTAACAATGGAAAAGCAGAATATTCAAAAGAATGTCCCGGCTGTAAATTTGAAAACACATACGACCTTAACTGTAATAGCCTATTATCGCAGATTACATTTGTCGATGCTAATGACTGCGTTTTAAATTTCAACAGTGAATTGGAAATACACATACGACCATATGACTTTTCAATGAGGCAGTTGTTTATTAAAAAAGAATTTGATGAAGAAAGATTATTAAGAAATATTGATGATAAAAACAAAGACCTAGATGAATTATCTAAAGCAAGGATTCTTGGTGAAAGCGTTGACAGACTAAGTTCTATGACGTTTCAAATGGTTTCTAATAGCATTGAAAAAATTATATTGCTAAAAGAAAACATGGAAGTCACTGACAGAGAACACATCAACGAATGGTTAATTAGCATTAGTAAAACAGAAGCTGACACTGTTATCGAAGGCGTTAATAAATTAAATAATTGTGGAGTTTCAAAAGAGCTGCCAGTTACTTGCTCAAATTGTTCAGTTCAATGGACTGAAACTCTATCGTTTGACCCATCAAGTTTTTTCGGCAAACGCTCTTAACGGGCGATCCATCTCTAATTTCCAAAATGATATCCGACATGGATAGAAATCGTGCTGAAATCACGCAAGATTTAGCCACTTTAACTTTTTACATGAAAGGCGGCATTGATTTCAGTGACGCTCATTTATTGAGCTCTGAACAACGTCAAATATTTGCCAAAGTCATTAAGAAACATTATGATGCAATGTCTGGTAATAAGGGAGGAAATATCATTGGGTAATTCATTATGATTTTTCATTGTGATTTATTGAATGATTTTTATGAGACGAGCTTACGCTCATCTGTTTATGTTTTTGTTTGATCGCTTACGCTCACAGTACAAAAACATAAACAATAATTAATATTAATTGATATTCTGATAGGAATTGAGGCCATACTACCCCCTGCTCGGGGGATAGTATTGAAAATGGATTGATTTTCTGATTAGGTGATAATCCATATAGACATTCATCCTTGGTTGTATACCGGCTGGCGGAGAACCTATTTCCAGCATTAAGATGATCTACCCGAAACTTTCGTTTCATTCTCGGTTATAGTTTTAACTAAGCCACATTTATACCATGTCTAAGGTATTAAATGCGTCGCAGTCGTGTTGTCACACGGGCTGTGATCCTTTTTGCGATTTGTCTGACCAAGGCTTTTCGCTGTATTCCTCGATTGGAGTGAGTTTGATAACCTGTTCGTTACCCTTTCACTGCGGTGGCAACACCACCATCATGCGTGTCAGTATGTTACAGAATATTAGGGAATTTTTAAATGTGCCTATAAATGAGAATAATTAATGTGCCTATAAATGAGTTTTTGATATTAGTATAATGTTACTTCTTAGTAACATACTTTTTATAAGTATTATGTTGGTATAAAATCAATTTCTTCTTTAAGATTTTTCAATTTTTTTTATAAAAAAATTTATAATAATTGACCTAAAGATTTATTCTATATATAATAGAAATGTGAACGATGCCTACGTTCACTTATAAAAAAGCCAGTATGAGAACTAACCAGGGTAAGTTTAACTTACCCTGGTTTTGTTTTATCTGCGTGGTTTTCTTGGAAAAGAATCAGTTAGATTAATTAAATATCCAGATTTGTTATCTTTAAACTCAACTGCCCACGATAATTTTTCACTGTGGTACCGAGGCATTGATGATTTAATTACCAAAATTGTAAAAGGTAGATCTGATAGATCGTAGTCTTTTACATGTAAAGGTTCTTTATTATATGGAGTGTATATATCTGATCCTCCTGTTGTTTCGTTAAATTGGATCTTAACTAATCCTTTTGTTAATTGTATATGTCTTTTACTTGCCAGAGTATGATTCTGCAACATTTGCAATGGTGCTCGTAATGTTTCAGTTTTTTGTCCAGCTAGCACGATACCTGCTTGATTATACACATAATTAAATGTTTCACTTACAATGTTTCGTCGAATAACATTATGAATGTTGCCTGGGATGGTTCCAATTTGCATTACTCCAATTGTTTTACTATCAAGACGAGGTGATCCATCGCTGTTGTATAGTACACCACTATATGATTTAAAATGATCGGGCCATTCATTAACTTGTGTTTTTGTTAATGTTTCTGGATCAGTAGCAAACTGGGCACATGTTTCGAGTAATTTAATATCTCGATCTTTGATTGCAAGAATGTCCTGAGGAAATGCTTTTGTTCTAGCATTAAAATGATAAACAACACTGTTATAATATTTGAGCTCTTCTAGCATAAAATATTTTAAATTTCTCTCAGTTTTAAGTGATACGTTAAGTTCAAAAATTTTCTTATTATATGGTTTCTTTTTACGATTTAATTCAGTCATGTAGTTCTCCAATTATAGAAATTGTATTAATGTAATAATAATATATTAAAAAGCATTTTGCACTTGTTCAATAGATTACATAAATATTTTTATGGACACAGGTCATTGGCAATGTAAGTTTCAGTTTAATCCAATTGATTGGTTTGGATTCATTTATAGAATCACAGAAATTGATACTGGACGAGAATATATCGGTAAAAAACAATTTACCAACTTGAAACGTAAGAAGATTAAAGGACGAAAAAACAGAAAACATATTAGAAGTGATTCTAATTGGATGGAATATACTGGCAGCTCAAATGAACTTAATGAAGCTATTGAAAAGAATGGAAAAGATAAGTATCAATTTGAAATTATATCTTTACATAAAACAAAAGGCTCATTGGCATACGCAGAAGTACGTCGTCAAATTTTAGAAAATGTTTTATGTAAAAGATTAGATGACGGCATAACTAGAAAATACTATAACAAATATATTAATGCCGTTAAATTTCTTCCACCAAACGAAACACTTGAGGAAAGCCAACATCGCAGTTACGATGATATTTGATAGTCCTGATTAAAAGATGTAAAGCCGTTTTCTTTAGTTACAAGCAGTACATTATGTACTCTTGTTATTAGCTCCTCTCTGTGACTGATAATAAAAATGTTTTTTCCGCGATCTCTGTCCATTTTCTTTAATACTTGTACAGATCCTTCGAGCCCTTGTGGATCCATACCGCTATCAAGTAGTTCATCGACAAATACAAGATTAATATTATGATTTATATTTTCAAATATATCTCTGAATGCCCAGCTAAGACCAAGTATCAATCTGGTTCGTTCACCTCTTGAAAGATTATCAAAGTCTAAATCTTGCCCTAATAGGGTAATCTCAACTGATAGGTCATTTAAGAATTTAATCTGATGAGGTAGTCCTAGTTTTTCAAGATATTCGTTTAATCTGCTATTAAGATATGCTAGATTTTGATCAATAATCTTTTTTCTGATAAAGCTATCTTTGTTTGTTAATAGTTTCAACAAGAATTCTTGATGTTCCTTGTCTTTGGCAAGGGTATTAAGTGTATCATATGAAATTTCTTGTATGCTATCACTTATGCTGTTTTTTTGATCAACATATGGATTTGTTGATTCTTGTTCTTTTTCTAAATCTTTTTTTAATTGATCTAATGTATTTCGATGATTCAACGCTTGTTCAAGTATAGTGTACACAGTGCTCGATAATGGTACAGTTTCTAAAGATACATTTAATGATTTTATATCTTCTAGCAATTTATCAATTTCAGCTTTCTCTTGAGATATTTGGCTATCTAAGTTGAGTATTTTTGATTCAAGATCTTGCTTAATATTGTCATGTTTATCATCATGCAGGTCTTGTCCGCAGGTCGGACATGAATGATTTTTAGCACTTTCATAACTAGATAGAGTTGTATTAAACTGAGATGTTATTAAATTTAAATGCCTACGTTTAGAACTAACATCTCTTTCAAGTTGATTCTTTGCTTGTGCTAGTTCTTTATGTATCTCATTGTTTTTGTGGAACTGTATTTCTTTTTCAATTTCAAGATTATTTAATTGAGATATAGCTGCATTAATATCGGTTAAATTTTGTGTATGGTTTGATTCCCATGCAGTTAGCTTCTTAACAATGTCGTTAAGGGTATTTTGAATTCTTTCATTGCTTTGTTTAACAGTTTTAATCTGAAACTCTTCTTGATCCATTGAAACTTTTGTATTTTTGATTTTTTCTTTTAAGCTCTCTGCTTTTTGACTAAGCAATGTAATTCCTAAAAGTTCTTCAATGATCTCTCGCTGCTTGGCAGCACCTAGACTTAAAAACGGTTCAGTATATGTATTAAGAGCAATAATATGTTTAAACATAGTATGACTCATTCCAAGAAGTTCATTAATTTCTTTTTGTGTGTCTTTGTTTTCGCCCTGTGCTTCATCGGTCTCTTCGTCAGATATATTTTTGTTATCAACAATATATCTAAAGAAATTTGGCTTACGACCTCTCTCAATTCTATACTGATGCCCATTAACTTCAAACTCGATGCTAACAAACATGTTCTTACCGTTGATTTTGTTTACTAGGTTTTCTTTTTTAATATTGGTAAGGCTTTGACCATATAGTCCATAGGAAATTGCTTGCAGTAAGCTAGTTTTACCTGTTCCGTTTCTACTACCATTGCCACCTAGATCAAGATTCTCTCCTAGTACTAGGTTTATTCCTGATTTACTAAGATTTATCGTTTGAGTAACATTTCCTATACTTAGGAAATTTTTCATAGTAACATTTTTAATAGTTATCATTGATTAAATCTCCTGATACAACTGTATAAGACGATTTTTATCAATAGTATTGCTGTCAATTGTTTCTAGGTGCTTAATAACAATTGAATCAACACTTTCAAAAGAAATTTCTACATTTCCATTGAATTCAATATCTTCGGCTCTCTGCGTAACCATTTGTATTTCTCTAGCATTAAGTTCATTTTCTAATAATCCTCTAATGAAATTAATATCTTCATAGGTTGCAGGCACATCAATTGTTATTTTAGCAAATGTTTTGTTGTCGATGTGGGTAAAAGGATCTGCAAGAACTTGGCTTAGAGTTAGAGTTCTGTACTTTGGTGAATCAGGCCATGATAAGAATGCAGGATCTTTATCTTTTTCCCAAATCATAATTCCACGTTCGTCATCCCACGTGTCGCTGTAGTTATGAGGAAAACAATTTCCTATATACCAGATTTTACCTTTATTTTGACGTTTGTGAAAATGACCAGAAAACACTTGTTTTTGATGTTTAAAATGTTCTTTGTTAAGTGTTCCGTGATCTGGCATCTCTACCATTGCATTCATTTTAAATGACGGTAGTTCAAAATGACCAAACATATATTCTTCTTTTACATTAGCGATTTTTTTCCATTCGTCAGAAATTAGCCAAGGGATCAATGCAACATTATCTACTTTTATTATTCTGTCAATTGCTGTGATATTTTCAAATTGATTAATATAAGGAAGACTATGAATTTGATATTTGTCTCTATAAAATAAATCGTGATTGCCTATTATAAAGTAAACATTATCAAAATAGTCATTAAGTAATTTAAGACCGTTAACTGAATAATTCAGTGTGGAGATATTAATAGCAGAACGTATGTGATGCCAATCACCAAGAAATATACAGGTCTTAATGTTCTGTATTTTAGCTTGTTCAATCATCCATTTTATAAAGTTTATACAATCTTCATTATGCTCACGACTGTTATTTTTAAGTCCTAGATGTATATCTGTAAAACATACTAGTTTAGAAAGATCGGGTTTTTTTGCCATAAGAACATCTCTATAAGTTGTACTATATACAATACCAAATAACGTTGCGGATAAGCAAATATCTAATTCTTTTTAGAAGTTTTATCTTTTACTTTTTTAGCAAAAGGGTTCCTTTTCTTTTCAACTGCAGGAGGTTTATAGTTTTCATTATTTGATAATTCGTGTTCTACTAACCTAGTATAGCTTGGAGTTGCACCATGCATTATAAGTATGTCATCCCTAATGTTTTGATTCTTTTTTTCAATATTTAGAATACGCATAAATGAGTTTGTAATAACTTGTGTTAAGTAAGAAAATGGATTTGGCGTTTCACTACGACTTTCGTCAAATTGCAATCCTACTTGACTTAACTGTAGAAGTGCCTGACATTTCATTTCTTCAAGATATGTATAATTTCTCCAGTTACCTCTATGTCCGTATCTGTCAACTAATTTCATAAACATAAGTGCTAGACTATTAGTCATTTTACCATGATCTTTACAAAAATTACCATTTGACAAACCGTCTTTCCAGTGACTTTTTAACACACATTCTAATTTACCTTTTTTTAAAATAAAATGTTGGAACGGGGGAAAATTTACTCGAATATGCTTTTCAGCTTCTGTTTTGCCAGTTTCAAATTTTTCTTCATTGATAGGTATATGATCGTAAGTCATTACTCTTATAACAATACTTTCAACTGGAACGTCAGCTAAAACAGGTGGTTTTGGTTTTTTACTATCACCGTACAGCTTTTTATGCTGTAATTTTAATTCAGCAAGTTTCTTTTTTCTTGCTTCGTTGATTTTTTTTTGAGTTATTTTTTTAATATTTGGAACAATAAAATTGTAAGTTGTATATTTTTCGTCAAGATATGCGCAATAAGTATTTTTACTTTTGTGTATCTCTTTTAACAATTCTTTGTTTGTAAGATATTTAACTTTAGTAGGTGCTGTTCCCATTTTATTCCTTTAAAGACAGTAAATTATAAAGAAAAAGAATCAATTTAGTCAAAACTAAATTAATCGTAAAAATAGCTGATAAATATTGTAACTATATTTATAGAAAGTTACTCCTGTGGTTGATACAAATTTTATACCAATTATCAATAACCCGTTGAACAATGTTGCTCCAACTCCTTATAATCAAACTGATCTTAACCCAGGTACTGTGGAGACTCAGCAACAAGTTGCAACAGATACTACAAATACCAGTGATGCAGCTGGTAGACGTGTTAGATTAAGTCCAAAACCTGGTGGATCTAATCGAGTATATGGTGATAGCGAATTATTACATCCAGTTAAAAATACCAACGGTATAGTTTGGCCCTACCAACCTGTAATTAGCTATCAAGGCGAAGTTGATTATAAATCAATGGAAATGACACATTCAATACAGGACATGTATGCGTATCATAGGACTCAATCGGTTAAACTAACAGTCGACGGTGAGTTTTCTGTTCAGAATCAAAAAGAAGGTCTCTATGCGTTATCTTGCATACATTTTTTACGCACTGTAACTAAAATGCATTTTGGCGAAACTGACCCTAATAAAGGTACACCGCCGCCAGTTTTAAATTTTCATGCATATGGCAGTTATATGTTTAATGCATTGCCTGTAATCGTAAATCAATTTTCTATTACGTTGCCAAAAGATATAGATTATCTACCTGTAGATGTGTCTACTACACTGCTAAGTGATTTCCGACCAAATAATTATCAATGGGTAAAGTTAACACAAAATTATCTTAATGAATCCAACAGTAGTAACTACGTATGGTTACCAGCTGTGTTTAATATTACTGTTTCATTAATTGTTCAACAATCCCCAACAAAATTAAGATCATTTAATCTAGAGAAATTTAGATCTGGTAGCCTGGTTAAAAGTGGGGGTTGGATATGAGTTCTACTTATCAAAATAATAGTTTATATGCAGCTACGCCTCAGGTTACATTTTTAGTAAATTACTTAGATATATGGAATTTACCGATAGTTCCGTCGTCTATAAATGATGAAAAAATTATATTAGCAACCAAATATCAACAACGACCTGATATTTTAAGCTACGATCTATATAACACTCATAACTATTGGTGGGTTTTTATGATTCGTAATCCAGATGTTATTAAAGATCCAATTTGGGATTTTAAATCTGGAATTGAAATATATATTCCATCAAAAAATAACTTGCCTAGGAGCACTCAAATATCATGAGCGATATACGGTCGATATCTATACCTTCAAATCCGTTACCCGATCCGTACACAACATACGATCAAATAGTGATTACACCTAATATATTAAATGATCCTAATATAGATGAAACACTGAAGACTCAAGCCCAACGAATTGAAGAAAGATTAAAAAATCCCAATTTATCTAGAATACCAATTAATCAACTACGAACAAACATAGAAATGTCGTTAAAGGCTAGAGGTATTACATTAGCACACAAACCAAATTTACTTGATGAATATCCAACTAGCTCTTACAAATTAAAATTTTGTGTAGTTTCTGATCGTGTAGCTGATATGATAACAACGCATGAACAGTGGGATCAAACTCCTAAAGAAGTTATAGCAGAAAGCGGAGTAACTGTTGGATTTAATATTCGTAGTTTTGAGATAGAAAATCTATGCGGACCAAGTTATAGAATTGGCTTGGCACTACAAACGAATTGGAAAATGACATTAGCAGAACCATATGGATTAAGTTTTATTGATAGATTATATACTTTGACTAAAAGTATGGGAATTTCTAATCACATAAAATGCAAATATTTTATGGAATTAAAGTTTACCGGTGAACAGGAAGATGGCGCAATAGCCGATATCTCTTCTAGGCAGTTATATAGATTAATAATCACTGACATAACAGCTACTAGTAACGAGGGCGGAACTACTTATGAACTTGAAGGGTTGTTTGACAATTCTGGCCCGTCTGCTAATCAAATATCAATGCCAACTGGCCAAGTCAAAATTGAAAATGTATCTACCATGGGAGAATTTTTTGACAAATTAGCAACTACATTAAATGAACACAATAAAAATTTAGATTATAATGTAAACGGCCGAAGAATCGAGTATTTTTTCAAAATGCCAGAATCGTGGAGAAATTGGAAACTTATTAGAACGAGCCGAGATCCAGCTCGAAGTACAGGGTTTGATGTCGAATATAATGACACTGCAACTATATCTTTTAATAGAACATCTATTAGTGAAATTTTAGTCTCAGTTATGAGTATAACAGAAGAAGGAATTAGATTTGTTCTTGGACAAACAGGTACAACGCAAAATGGTCAAAGCAGGTCACAAGCGCAAGGTATTAATCTAGCTCCAATTATTGATGCTACTCTCGATTTTGTTGCGTATGACACTTACACTAAAACATATTCAATGCGTGTAACATATTATTTTTCAGAATACCCAACAACACAAGGCTATTCTACACCCGAATCAATTGCGTATTCTCAGCAGGAAAATGTTCAAGCACAACGACTTCAGTCTATGATACAAGAAGGTAGGGTAAACAAAATCTATAATTTTATATTCACAGGTCTTAATACAGATATTATAAATTTTGAACTATCGTTAAGTAATTATTGGGCAGCATTACAGCCGAAGAATCTAGGTGAAAACACCATAGCTAATTTTAGCTTGCCTCCGCAGGTTGGAAATCAAAGTGTTGCGATAGACATTAATAATGAATATAGAAAAGCTAGACAGAATAGAGAAAACGCTCGAGTAAAATTAGATGAATTAGTTAATAGAGCAAAAAATGATAAGAGTGCAGAATTGCAGAAATTAATAAATGATGCTAATGCTGCATTAACAACAGCTACAGCAACATTTAGATTATTTCAAAACTTTGACAGAACTACATTTGAAATTCAATTCCCAACTCAGAGTGCAGGACAACAAGCAGAGTCTGGCATTATAATAAACAATCGTAATGTATTAAATAACAAAGATATAAGAGAACAAGTGTTAACTGCTGCAATTTATGATAAAATACGTAAGCAGACTGCAAATAAAGACAGATACTTAGAAGATGTTGTACCAACATCTCCGGTTTCAACTCCGTTGCCTATATCTTCGTATACTACTAACGCTCCTTTAATACAAAATGTAAGTATGGGTGCAGAAGCACGTACAGATGAATCAATAGGACCAAACGGTGAAAGAAAACCTCGTTCGAGAGGACTGTTAGCAACAACACTAGACAATGTTGTTGCAGGCGATTTTTTAAATATTAATTTAGAAATTAGAGGCGACCCTTACTGGCTTGGGATAGATAATGTTATTAGTTCTGGATTAAAAAGAGTATTGAAACCAGCCCCTCCTAAGCTACGTTCTGTAAGTGCAGCGTTTGGTAATGGAGAAATTGGATTTGTGTTGTTTTTTGTAACAGGTGATGAACCAAATTCTGAAACTGGATATGTTGATTTTGCTAAAACAAGTTGGGCGTTTAATGGATTGTATGTTGCACGTGAAGTACGGTCTACATTTAGAGAAGGTAAATTTACTCAAGTAATCACTGCAGCAAAAGATGCAGCTATGTTTTCAGTTTTCAATGATTTAGCACCAATTAATCAACCACCTCCACCGGTTACCAGCGACGAAGTTCGACGAACTACTAGATAATACAATAAAGGTTAGATAATGAGTATATTCACTCGTACAGTTAATGCAACCGATGCTTACAAAGGAGAAGGCCGCGGCCGTATGGCACTTCTTGATAAAATCTATATTGGATTTGTTAAAGAAGTTGGCGATAGACAGCACATGGGTCGTTTAAAAGTTTGGATACCAGAACTTAGTGATGATCCAACCGACCCAACTACCTGGACAGTGGTTAATTATTGTGCGCCGTTTGCTGGTGCTACAAGTTTCTATAACAATAATAACGGTACTTCATGGACCGACAGTCAACGTAGTTATGGTATGTGGTTTGTACCACCTGATCTTGAGAATGAAGTGGTAGTTGCATTTATCAATGGTGATAGTAGCAGAGGTGTATGGTTAGGTTGTTTATATCAACAAAATATGAATCATATGGTACCTGGTATACCAGGACAAAATTCAACTGCAGATTTACCTGTAGCTGAATACAATAAAAAATTAAACAATGTTAATATTAATAGACCAGAAAGACCAATTTATTCACCTCTAGCTGAACAACTAATAAAACAGGGATTAAGCAAGGATGTGATAAGAGGTGTTACCGACAGTGGTGCACGTCGTAACGATCCTGATAATATGGTATATGGTATTCTAACACCTGGCGGCAGTCAGTTTGTATTTGATGATAGTCCGTCTAATTCTTTTATTAGATTACGAACTCAAAGCGGTGCACAAGTATTAATTAATGATTCAGTTGGATGTATTTACATAAACTCAGTTGATGGTAAAAATTGGATAAGTCTTGACGCTACTGGAAAGATAGATATCTATGCATATGATGATATTAGTATAAGAAGTCAAGGTAGCTTAAATTTACGAGCAGACCTTGATGTAAATATTGAGGCCGGCCGTGACATCAACATGCGAGCAGTTGGTAGAGAGATAATTGCGTCTCAAGTTCCTAATCCTGGTTCCGCTGAAGTTCCAGAATTACCAGCAAAAGGACAAATTGTTGTAATAGGCGATAGTATTGCTGTAGGAACTGCTAGTAAAATTCAAAATGCGTTGTCGTCGGCTAGCGTAGGTGATAATAGTACAACAATTTATAAAAAAATTAGTACACAGCTAGATATTAAAAATATAACAAATACAGTGTTAAGTGTTGGTACTAATGATGATGACCAACTTATTTTAGCATCAAATTTAGATAAAATTAGAACCTTTTTAGGTGATAGCAATTTTATATGGATAGTTCCGTATGAACCAGAAGCTGCTGCTACAGTTTCAACATTTGCCGCTGCACGGGGTGATACGACAGTTTTACTAAGTCAATATCCTAGTTCTGATAAAATATATCCACGCGATTATAACCTTGTTGCAAATGATGTTCAATCACTGTGTATCGATGATCCAACTAACAGTAAAACGGTTATTCCTAGTAAAGCTGTTGCTGGTACAGCCACAACTATTGGAAGAGATGGAAAACCAGTTACATATAGAACAGGTGCGTGGAAAACGCTTGAAGAAGCTAGAGCAGCAGAGCAACGGTATACAAGTATGGCTGATAATGCGCAAGCCAACCCGCAGAATTATATAAAACCTGGCGAACTAAGCGCAGTTTATGGGTTCGAAGCCGCAGCTAAAGCAGAAGTAAAAAGATTAGAAGGTGGTAATACTACACCGGACCAAGAAACAGTTTCTGCAGTTAAATCCTCTCAATCAATTACGCCGTCTACTACCAGTACAACTTCAACTATAACTGGCGAAGGTAACTGGCTGACAATTGCTAGCTCGTTTATTAAGAAAGAAGAGGCTGGCGCAGGTAAAAAAGCATCATTAAAAGCATATCCTGATCCACCCGGAAAAACTTCTGCATATAGTATAGGATATGGACACTGGATTGGAAATGAAATACGAGCTGGTCGAACGTTAATTAATTGTGGTGCCGGTGTGCCACCAGTGAAAATACAAGGTCCATTTGGAAAAGACACTACTTGTACACAAGAACAAGCCGATGGAATGTTTAACGTCGACATTATTACACTTGGTGCACGTCCGGCTCAATCACAGTTAGGCGGAACTTGGGATTTACTTACACCGTCTCAAAAAGCAGCAGTAGTTAGTTATACATATAATGTAGGTAATGTTTTTGAACCGCGTGGAAAAGGGTTTAACGATTATGTCTACAGGAAAAACATTGAAGCAGCCGCAAATGCTATTCGAACCAGCGCCCTTACATGGCAAGGTGGTCCTCCTAATGCGTTAGCGGGTCGTCGCCGCCGAGAAGCTGAATTATTTAAAAGTAACGGTGCTGAAGCAGCAGCCGGACCAAATACAGACTTACCTGATGGATATCCACAGACTGCTGACGAAGTTAATGCCACTGCTGTTGGAGCACCAACTAGTCAGTCTGATGGTAATATAGAAGGTGGATATATTAAAATTCAAAGTAAGAATAATATGCACTTCTTATCTGGGCAGCATTTGTTTATGACAAGTACCGGTGATTATCATAGACTTGCAGGCAATAATATATATGATAGTTCTATTTCTGATATTAGTATTGTCGCTGGTAAAAGTGTATACACTTCTGTTAGTGCACAATATCATGTCGGTGCCGGTGCTACTATTAACTTAAATGGTAGTAGAATTGATCTGAACGGTGTTGCACCATCACCAGGAGCTCCGGCTGCACAAGCAGTAGGACCTGCAAGTCAAAAACAAACTGATGCAGTAATTAATTCAGTTGGTAATGTGACTGCTATATTAACAGACACAATCTTGCCTCATTTACCGTTCCATGAACCATACGATAACCACGGCGGTCGGTATTTTGAGAACATACGAGATGCTACTAGCATTAATGAAAATAATGATTTACGTGACGGCGAAATTGTTGTAAACAGTGAATTGCCTCTTGATGTCTACGGTAAACCTCGATCTGATATGGGTGTTGGTATATATAACGGAGTTGGTTATAATATTAAAAATGATCCATTATATAGATATGCTGGTGTTCTAGATGAGATTGTTTTCTCAAATTCTACAAACTTGCAATTAAGCGCAGAAGGTCGACAATTTATTATTGCAAGAGAAAATGGAAGTTACCGTACTATACAAGTTGGAAATCCTCCAAAATCTGAAATAGGATACGGTCATACATTAACACCGGAAGAAATTAGTAGCGACTCGATTATTATTAATGGCGAAACTAAAACATTAACCCGACCATTGACACAACAAGAGATAAACGAATTATTTGATCAAGATATAGAAAAAGTTTTAAAATGGATGAGACCTTTGATAAAAGTTGGTGTTAGTCAGACACAGTTTGATATGCTAACAAGCCTAGCATTTAACATTGGAGAATCAAATTTCACTTCAAGTCCTGCATTAAAAGCAATAAATTCTAATAATTTCCAAAAGGTACCAAACAATTGGATGAAGCATGTTAAAAATGCTAGTGGTCAAATTCTACCTGGTCTAATTTTTAGACGTAGGGCAGAAATTGTTCTATTCATGCAAGGACCGTCAAACGATAAACCAACTGGTGAATCTGTTCAAATACCAACCTAGTTATTTTTGGAATTTTCTCACACATACATTGTACTTGTAACAACGATGGTAATCATCAAGTTCTTGACTTGTGTAATCAGATCCTAATGTATTAAGTAACCGATGTCGTTCCTCTTTAGTAGGTGTATAATGTTCCATTCTAGGTTGGTTAGCGGGCCAATTATTATTAGGATCTAACCAAACAACCCATGCATAGAATATTAGCATCATACCTACGCTGCTAAAAAACCATAGAAAGTTATTCCACGAAAAGGTGAAACAACCGACCACAATTGATAGAGTAATTGCGCTTACAATTAATTCACCAGGTGTTGGCATAATAAAATTTCCTTATATTATTGTGAATAATTTCCAGATTAGTGCACCAAGAAACATTATAATCCAAAAAGGTACAACTACTCTCCATCCTGCTGTTGCAACTAAGAACATTGGAATTATTGTTAAAGCTAAGAAAAAAACTATTAGCATTTTAACCCTTTAGTGATTCAGAGTAATTCTGAATTTTCTATGTCGTCTGTGTCAAAAATCAAATTTCTTATTTCTTCTTCGTATTCTAGCCAAAGGCTAGTGCAACTTGGACATGTTTTATGTTGCCATTCGTCATTATAGTTAAATGGTAATGTTTTTACTGGTTTTTGACAACAAATACACCATCGTCTATGATCATCAAATATTTGTCCGTGATTAATACCATAATCTTGGTTGTTATCAATCGTTACGCCTACGCTCATTAAAATTTCTTTCTAAAAATACAAAATTTTTATGTCTTTTAGAGTATAATAATTTGTATGCTAACAGCATAGCATGTTTTTGCATAAGGTCAACATTTAAATAGAAAAAACGTACTGTAATTTGATAGTTATTATTTTATTGCGTAAAAATCTAAAAAACGTTCAAATACCAATTTTCTTTTCGTAAATTCTTACTGTCGCAGTATTGATATACTAGTCCTTTTTCTCGCCCGTGCGCTTCAATTTCGTACGGTAAGTCCCAATAGTTATATTGATCGTGGTTGATTATTTTACCTTTCCACTTTTCTCTGCCTGTGTTAGGACAATAATATAATTCTCCTAATGCAAATTGTTTTACATGCACTAGTTCGTGTGCAAGTATTACCATACTACGCATTAATGCAAAATTTTCAGTCATTGTAATAGTAAATTTGCGAGGAAATTTATTGTAACTGCATTCGTCATAGTCAACATACGCATATAACATGCTTTTTTTGTATAGGTTAGGATGAGTTGTTTGTATTTTTAAATTTATATGTCGGCTTAGGCGTCCGCCCATTAATTTGTAACTAACCCATTTTGTCAAATCAATTAAACGATTTTTTTCTGCTTTAGAAAAATGTTTACTTTTAACACAAACTTTCATTGTACAGCCTATATTACAAATGGTTGTATATAGACTTATTTACTTGATTTATTTTAGAAAATTATGCAGTTTTAACAGATTAAAAACAGCGTTTGCTTGTCCCCTACAAAATTCTCGTTGTGTTTCACTAGTTTTTTTCCATGATACTGTATCGCAGGTACCATATTGTCTGAAGCTATCAGTATAAATCGTCTGAGCAATTAGCTCAATAATTTGTTCATTGTGCATTTTGTGTTTAATAGTACTATGTTAATATTTAATATTATTATTATTTGCTACATTTTTGCAATAATAACTATAGATTATTAAAAAAAATCTTTTGTTTTCGTTGGACAAAAAAATTGACTTAAAAAGTCTGATAAATATCTTTAGTATGGCTACATTAACTAGTAAAAATTTATTTGTAGGATTCTCAACAGTATTGGGAGCGAAAACCCAACAATTAGTTGATTTAAAATTGGTTGAGCAAGATTTGCTTAATCATTTTTACACAAGAAAAGGCGAACGAGTTATGATGTCAACGTATGGCTGCGGAATTTGGGATTTACTCTTTGAACCGTTTGATCAATCAACTAAAGATGAAGTAGTGTATGAGGCACAAAAAGTAATAGAATCTGACCCTCGTGTACAATTGAAAAATATCAATGTAGTTGAATTTGATCATGGACTTAGAATTGAAATGTATCTTTATTATGTCCCTTTACGAGCATTTTCTAATTTTGCAGTGAATTTTGATAGACGCAGTGCAAATCTAGTCTAAGGAATAAGGTATGGCAACAACACAACAAACAAGACAGAGTCAACTTTTTGCTGCTGAAGACTGGAGAGTAATTTATACAGCATTTACTCAGATTAATTTTAGTGCATATGACTTCACTACGATTCGTTCAGCAATGATAGATTACATAAGGCTTAATTATCCAGAAGATTTTAACGACTGGATAGAGAGCAGCGAATTTGTGGCTATAATTGAGCTTCTAGCATATCTAGGTCAAAGCTTAGCTTTTCGCATGGACTTAAACACTCGCGAAAATTTCATGGATACTGCTACACGACGTGAAAGTATATTTAGATTAGCGCGTATGCTAAGTTATCAACCTAGACGTTGTTATCCTGCTAATGGGTTGATTAAGATAACAAGTGTAGTTGCTAACCAGCCAATATATGATAGTTATGGAAAAAATTTACAAAATTTGCCAATTGTTTGGAACGATCAAAATAATCCAGATTGGTTTGAACAGTTTATATTGGTAATAAATGCAACACTTAATTCAACAAATGTATTTGGAAATCCAGTTAAATCCGGTACTGTAAATAATATTTATACTGAGCTGTATTCTTTGAATAATACATCTGTACCTACAAGTGTAGTGCCATTTACAGCTACAGTATCTGGTAATACCGTAGAATTCGAATTAGCTAATGTTGATTTTAATCCTGGTGTCACTGATAATATTGCAGCAAGTGGCAACTTTTATGAAGTTGCTCCAGATCCTTTAAATAGCTGGAATATACTATATCGTAACGATGGAAATGGATATGGTAGTCCTAATACAGGCTTTTTCTTTTATTTTAAACAAGGAACATTAGGATTTTCTGACTATCAATGCGATGTTGCAGTTGCAAACAGAGTTATAGATGTTGATGCTGATAATGTCAACGAAACTGATGTGTGGGTACAAACAATTGATACAAATGGTATACCAACAACTAAATGGGATAAGGTGCCAAGTGTTAATGGATTTAACATAATTTATAACAGCCTTGAAAAAAATCAACGTGATATTTTCACTGTATTAACACGTGATAATAATAATGCAGATCAAATTAGTATAAGATTTGCTGATGGCAAGTTTGGAAACATTCCTTCTGGAATAATACGAGTTTGGTACCGTACAAGTAATAATTTAACATATCAAATACGTCCAGCAGATATTGAAAATAAAGTGTTTGCATTTAACTATGTTGACGGATTAAACAACGTATGGCCCGTAAGTTTTACAACAAACCTTCAATACACTGTTAAAAACGCACAAGGTAACGAATCAAATACAAGAATAGCAAGAAATGCACCTCAAGTTTATTACACTCAAGACAGAATGGTAAATGGTGAGGATTATAATCTATTCCCTCTTCAAAACGGACAAGCATTAAAAGTAAAAGCTGTAAATAGATTTTATAGCGGACAAAGTCGTTATTTAGATGTTGTTGATCCAACTGGCAATTACAGTGATCTTAACGTCTTTGGTACTGACGGTATTTTATATAGTGAAAATGATTTAAATCTACGAGAGATTGTTTATAACCAGAGTGTAAGCACAACATCTATTGTAAACACGCAAATACAACCTTTAGTTAACGGTAGTTTAAATAGTCAAACTCAGGCTATGGAATTGAAAAATTTCTACTATTATAATTTTCCATCTTTTTCAATGCCTTCTGATTACACATGGAAATCATACACTACATTAGCTAAGTCATGCACTGGTGCATTTATGCAAGGAGCTAAAGCTGTTCCAATTGGATCAGCTGCATCATCTAATAATTCATTAAGTTACCTTGTACAAGGTGCATTAGTTACTTTTTCTTCATCGAAACAAGCGTCTATTATTGGTGTTATTGAAAACGGAACAGGCAACGACCAAACTGGACAATTGAGTTCAGGTGCTGGTGCAGTAACACTATCAAATTTAATTAGTACTGGTGATACTCCGGTGTCTGTTATTCCTGCTTTTAAGACAACGTTTACAAATGATGAAGTCTTGTTAATCGCAACAGCTTTAAATACACATCAATCTTTTGGTATCAGATACGACACTGATTCAATGTCGTGGAGAATTATCAACAGTGCAAATTTAAGCGTTTCTAATACTTTTAGCCTAGAATATGCTGGAAATAATTCTAATTTGAATAAAGATTCAAGTTGGCTAATAAAAGTTTTATGGATAGGAACTGGATGGAGAGTTTATGCTCGGTCTTTACGTTATATTTTTGAAAGTGTAAAACAAAACAGATTTTATGTGAATAACACCTACAAAATATTTGATCCGTCTACTAACACTGCAAAATTAGATTATATTAGCGTGTTAGGAATTAATTCTACTCCTGATGTTTCACCTATACAAACAACCGCAACCTCCCTTACAACAGGTGAATATACTTTTACTGTTACTGACAGTACAGGTATAGAGATTAGACAAGTTGTTATAGGAACTGGGCTAGCGGTGAACAGCGTTGTTACTTCGATAAACAATAATGTTGTTGAAATTAATCAACCTATTGTAAATAACGGTTCAAACGTTCCTTTAACTTTTTATCCAGCACCATCGCTTGGAAATGATAGGTTATGGCAGATTACAGGTCAACAAATATATCCTGACGGTTATACAGATCCACGGTCTGTTAGGCTAACTATGTGGGAAGGATTAAATTATGGAATTCCTGATAATCCGAACGAATATAATGAAATAGTAGATCCACAAATTATTCCATCAAGAATGTTATTTTGGAAATTAATAACTAGTTCTGAAGGGTATGAATACTGGGATCCATACAATATAAGCACAACAAGAATTTATGATAATCCGAGTATGTTACCGCCTGCATCGGATCCAAATTGGATACAAAATGAAGTGATTTATATTATAAGTAATAATAC